AACTTTCTGTAGCCATATCTTAAATTTCTTCTGATGGGTACCATTCAGCACCTAATGATTCTTCTATCGTTAGCGTAGCATCATAATTAGGATGCTTGAGTATTGCAAAATCCAATCCGTTGGGATGATCTACGATGGTTGCCCATTGCGTAGTCGTTCCGTTGTACCCCTCGCCAGTCGTTACAAGGGTGTTGTAGGCTTCCAAATCTGCCTTTGTTGTGCTTGTGTAGTACGCCATTAGTAGATTGAATAAAAGTCGTTAATGTTCGTTTCAATGCCCGTGCGGTTGGTGCTTTGGTTTACATCATATACAATTAATTCATAAATAGAGCCTACCCATCCGTAAGAAGAACTTACTGGTGAACCAATTCCCCTTGCACCACCAATTGTTATTCCATTTGCTCCATTATATCCCGCATTTGAATTTGCAGTGCTTCCATTATATCCCGCATTTGAATTTGAACCATTAAATAGCCCGTAATGAATAGCACTACCATTTATGGCTGGATTTTTATATACTAATAACCCCCCAGCGCCAATAGCATAAGCATTTGAGTTCACTTGAATTGCTAATCCAGCAGATACAGTAGAGTCCCTATTATCTGTAAGTTGTTGTGTATTATCGCTGACATCGTAAGCCGTTGCTACTCCAAACATTGTAAATGGTTGAGTTAATGAAAACTCTTGAGTTTGTAATCTAACAGAACTTGAGACCGATGTTGCGTTAATCAAAATGCTCGGTTTTCCACCATCCAAGATAGTAGACCCACTTGAAACGATTTGAGGTTGAGCCGATGCAGTCGTTTGCGTTGCATTATTCCCATTCCCACTTTGGTCGTACCAAGTCGTTACAAAGGCATCCGTACCACTCGCAAAAGTCTCAAGCGTTGCCGTATCCAATTCATTATTGCTGAACGCTATATCTTGCTCGGCATTGTCCGATGCTCTACGAACTTTGATAGCGTTGCCCGAATAGGTGTTATCCAACAAGCGCAAAGAGTATGCTGCCGCCGCTCCGCTATAGTCATTAAGTAACCCTGTGTATGCTGGTGGCTTAATAGGATTAAGCACCTTCAAGTCGGCCTTCAAGCAAGACATACTCTCTACTGTACCGCCATCAGCCTCTACTCTATCTTTAAAAGCAGCAGCAACAACAGCATAGTACGGTCTTAATGAACCACCAGTAAGTAATGATAACCCTAAACCTAACATAACTTACCCTTGTGCTTCTCTATACGCTAGGATCTTGCCGGAAGCCACAGTAATAGATGTGAATCGGCTGTATACTGTTACGCCTGCAGGAACAACCACGGAAGTCAAACTATCACCTACCTCTGCGGTAGCAGTAATAGTTGCATCCTCCAATGCTGTAATAGCAATGTAGGTGTCCGTATCTATCGTTCCTGTAGTGACATAATCAAATCCCGATTGTCCAAATGACTGTAGGTTTGCATCACCTTGTCTAAATAATTTTCCCATTTTTTTTATCTTTTTACAAAGGTACTAAATCATTGATTGCTAAATATTTCTTGTAGGGCGTCTCCTTGATCAGCAAGCTCTCCTCGCTTCCCTTGACGTTGAGCGATCAGTTTACTTTGTTCAACGGCTTGCTTTTCTACGCGCTCATCTTTCCGGTCTTCCTTCATTCCCTCAAGGTTTTGCTTGAAGGAGTTCCCACCTTGTGTTTGCGCCAATACAATTTGAGACTTCATTGCTTGAATCTCTTTGTCGTATTGATGTTGAAGTTGCATCATCTGCGCTTTTATCTTCGCTTCGATTTGCATCTTTTGAATCTCAAACTCCGACTCCATTTGCTTCTTCTGCATCTCCAGTTGTGTAGACTGTTGTTGCGTTTGAGCATTGGCTTGTGCTTGTGCTTGGATATTTTGCATCTGCGCCTGTTGCTTTTGCTTTAGGCGTTTCTTTCTTCGTAGGATCAGTAAGCGTTCTGCCTGATCGATGTCGCGAAGGTTACGGATGGCGATGGCATCTTCAAGGTCGATCTCTTGTTGACTCAACGCTATTTGGATGTTTTGCTCCATATATTGTCTGTCGAGGTCGTCCATGGCAGATACTATGCGTACCCCGAAGTTATACATGGGCAGTTCCTTGAAACTGTTAAGGATGCTCATGTTGGTCTCTCCAATGGCGTTGGCATAGATTCTATACAACACACTTTCTTCCGGGATAATTTGTAGACATTTAACGACGTCTTCAGACACACGCTTGTAGAGCAGTTGTGCTGCATGGGTGATGTCGTAGATGGCGTTGTTCCCGGCTTGAAGTTGTTGTTGACGCACGCCTACGAGTTGGTCTCCTTTAGGTGATGTTCCATCCATCACTTCATTGATTCCTGTAGCATCACGAATCATTCGTAGGTTATGGTTGTAGATACCTATGAGTTCATTGATGTTGCGGATGCTGTTGTCGATAGCTCGTACCGGTGGGTTTTGGAATCCACCTTCCGGGTTTTTCGATCGGTAGTAGAAGACCCCGGTTTGTTCGTAGATGTCTTGAAGTTCTAGCGGCTGTAGTTCCCCTCCTTTTCCGAGTTGTACATTCTCTAGTCCTTCGATGTCTATGATTAGGCCATCGGGTTTTGCTTTGGCGATGGCTTGTTGTAGTTTGAGGTGTGACAACTGCAACTGATCGGCGAAGCTTATGATTCCACTCACTAGGGACTTTGGCATCATGCGACGGAGGTTTGTCGAGATGACGTTGTAGGACAACCGTGTCTTTGTGATGTCGTGGATGTTCTTCGGTATATTTCTCTTTAGTCCATAGTTGAATACATACTTGGTGCCTATCACAAAGCATCCACCATATAAGGTGGTGTTGGTCATGCAGTGGGGCTGGCGGTCGTAGATACTTTCCGCGGGTGCCTTGTATTCATTCCCTTTAAAGTAGAACCCGGTATGTCCGTGGCGTGTTTCCTTTTCTTCAAAGAACATCTTATCAACGGAGAGGAATTCGAAGTCGAGGACCTCAACAAAGTATTCGTCGTATCCGTATGTTGCGCGCTGTAGGTTCTTATCGTAGTAGGAGTGTGTTAGCCTACTAGGATTGTTTTGGAACCTGTTGCGTACTGTGCGGGCAATGTTTTCGTATTGTTCTTCGGAGAACTGATCCCCGGCAAGTCTTTTTAGTTCTTGTATGGTGATGCGCTTGATGTGCCCGGCATATACCATATCGTCGAAGTTGTGGTCTTCGGTATAACTGTGTATGAAGTAGGAAGGGTCTACATACTCTTCTACAATCCCATAGTTTGGGTCGTTGTTCCTCTTGACCACGGCCATCCCATTTGTTACCAGGTCGGTGACGGCTCTTCGGTATGTGGTGTCGTGGAAGTTGTTCCAGTCCAGGGTCATCTTTGTCGCTAGTTGAGCGGCGACCTCGGCTTCTGTTTTTACGTTGGTGTCTAGGAATATCTCGGCCTCCTCGAGGCTTTCTGGTATTTCGTTGGGGTCAACATCAAGGTCCACGCCCATCTCCTTTGCTTTAAGGAGGAATTCGCGGGTCATGATTTGAGCCTTGATTTTATTTTTCTTTTTGTCTTTCTCCGAATGTGAAAGTGGGTCTACGGCCTCCACGTTTGGGTAGGGGTCGGCAGATAGAATCTTGTTTACGACGATCTTCACGAACTTCGGGATGATAGGCACGGGTGACCAGTCGAGGTTTAGGAGGGTACCGTCCCCATTGTTGGGGTCTAGGGAATTTAAGATTTGCTTGTACCTAGAGGTATCTTGCGTACCGTTTGCGTAATCGCGGTTGGTCTCAAATTCTTTTTTACGACGGTAGTATAGGGAGCCTTCATCATCCGAGCTGCCCCATTGTCCTTCTATTGCTTTTGCGTATTTTAATCCATAGGCGTTACTCCCCTTAATTTCTGGGGATGCTAGTGGATCAGGGAAACTTCCGTACCTTTCGTTTTCTTGAGGATTATCAAACATTTCGTGAGATAATAGTTAATATGCAAATATACTGATTAATAAAGCTTTAATCTACGGGGGTTAAAGTTTGTATCTTCTAAAGAATTTCTTCTCGCTAAAGTCCGCCTGTTTTTTTTCTTGTTTGACTTTTTGAGCGCCTAATAAAGCAAGTCCACTTGAAATTGTTAAATCGTATTTTGTGCGGTTATCGATCTTAAATCCTATCCAATCTTCGAGGGTCCGGGAAAAGTACATGTTCCCCATTGACCCGTCGTTGTCGTTGGTCCCCACATAGTTGTGTATGTATTCTTCTACGGCTTGAGCATGTGCTTGGATAACATCGGCGGAGTTTGATGGTATCCCCTTTGTTTTTACGTTGACCTTGGCGGATGTTGAGGTAAGGTGTTGAGGGCGGTCCATGATGTATCCGTCGTATCCGCGTTGCTCGAAATACCGTACGATGCCGTACTTGTTGTTTTCGATCAGTAGTGGGTACCCGTAGAATACGGCGCACATGAGTACATCTTCATAAAATATTTTTGCTAGTGGTGGCCTTGAGGCATACTCAACGACGAACATATTAGAAGGGCAGGCGAGGTTGAATTTATTATAAAGGTGCATCGCGCCTTTAGAGCCTCTACCATCAAGCGTAGCATCGAGGTCGTAACTATCGACCCCACCAACACCGATATGAGCATTTCCAGGTTTCTTGATACCTCGCTCGATAACCATGTTGTTTCGCATCTCGGCTGGGGGGAGCCATGAGATATGAAACCGCCCGTTAATATCAGGGGTAAATATAACCTTTGTATTTTGAACGGCGTTCTCCCACACGAAGTTTCCTCGTACGATGGGGTTTGGAAAGAGGTTGTCGTTGTGTGTTACTTGCTCATATATCTTCGTGAGGTTAAACAGTGAGCCTTGTATACTGTCTCGGAAGGCTTCATCCTCATTAAAGGGGAATTGTCGGATGACCTCGTTAAGTTCTGAATGGTCGTTCTTTAGGGATTCGCGCTCATTTTTTAGGAAGGTCTTTGCCCCGATTTCTATATCTTCTCCGTCGATTCCTTTGACGGGTTGTTCCGGGTCTTCGATTACGGGGTTGCCGTATATGTCGAAGAATCCTTCGAGTGCTTCGTATGAGGGTATAAATATCCTGTAGAGTCCTGATCTAGTCCTCCCGTTTTTATTTCTTTGGTATGGGGAGGAGTCTTGCCACAGTTCTTTGTATTCTTTCCCTCCTTTGTTCATTGGGTTTACGGTGGAACCCATTAGGCACTTACCAATTACTCTACGCCCTACGATCAGACAGGTCCTTTGTATGCGCCATGCCTCTCGTATGTCGGTAGGCTTTTCCCACTTCCCGGCCTCATCGAGGTAGAGCATGTGTAGTTTTTCCCCATCGTATGCGTTGTTGGTTGTGTTCTTCCAATTGATTATGGTGTTGAGTGCCTCTCCTTGTTGTGACGTTTTATTTTTCTTGGTGATTCTTTTCGCGGGTTCACGGAAGGCAAGTTCCATGCGTGGGTTGGTGGTACCGTCTTGTATGGGCTTAAAGAAGAATGGGTAGGACTTGAACACGGAGACGATCTTTTTCATGAAGATATTTTCTTGGGCGTCTTTCCCGGTCTTGGACTGTAGTCCTAATAGTTTTTCTTTTACTTGTGTTGCCTCATCTACTAGTGTGCAGGCGCTCATGTTGGTATATCCTGATCGGCGGCACTTGGTGTATACTTGCCCCAGTGACCTAGGGTCTACCTCACAGGCTTTTTGATGTATGAACAGTTTACGTTGAAAGTCGAGGAAGTATGGGTATCCGATATCGAGCTTGGACCATTGAAGCATCATATAGTGTCTTCCTGTGATATAGGTCGGTGTGCCGTTATTCATGAACCATACCCCATTGTTTCTACGCTGAAATTCTTGTTGTATGTACGGCAGGTACCTCGCTCTAAATTCTTTAGGCATCTCTAGCCATTCGTCCATCGATCTTATCCTGGACATTTCTTGGGGCATGGATATCCTTCTCCAACACTGTTCCTTTTTAGGGAGGTCGGAAAACAAAATAGTTCCCGTATTGGGAACTTTGGGCAGTTGTATGTATAGACCGGCGAGTTCTATGATTTCACCTTCGGTGTCGTCTGTGCAGATATTAATTACCGAATCATCATAGCCTTCAACTTCTTTTAGTTTAGCCATTTAATTATTTTTTCGTGCTCTACATTAAATTAACATTCAAATGAAAAAGATATTTACACTTCTCGTTGGTCTATTGTTGTGTGCTTGTGCTTCGTCAGATGCTTATGTGATGCAAAATTGCACCATCTCCGATTGTGAAATCACATCTGTTCATCATCATGTGTGGTAGAATCTTCCAAGTGTTTTAGGATCAGTTCATACTTTAGTGTCCTTCTGTCGTATATATTAGGTACACTCATGTATATTATCTGCTTGCATTGCTTGATGGCATATTGCAGGCTCCCACTTTTTCTGATGAGGCTTATTGCTTGTTGTTTTGTCGACATCATTTCACTAGCATTCTATCAATTTTTTCTGGGTCGAATTTACGAATTCGCTGTAGTCTTTCGTTTTCTATTTCCCGGGCTTTAGCGTATTCTTCGGGTGTGCTGTCTAGACCGAGGTTTGTAAACATCTTTGCGTTGCGTTGCAGTACGCAGTCGATCACTTGTTTTGCTTGGGGATTTGTTGTGTAGCTCATGTCTTAATCTTTTTCTATTCCGTATTCTTCAAGGTCTCTATAACATAGGTTGACCATGTGTAGAGCCTGATCGTAATCTTCGTAGTAGTGGTTGCCTACTTTCCACAATAGTATTGGCTTCATTTTTTCTTTTTATTAATTTCTTTTATATGATAAGCAATAAGCCAAAGAGGGACAGATACATTAAGAAGTAAAATAAATACCGTTGTGTCGCTCATTTCTCTTTGGTGTTAAATGTTATTTCATTATGATGTGAAATCCTTTTTTCATCTCTCTTTGGTGTTAAAGGTTCTATTAAAGACACAAAACCCTATCGTTTTGTATGATTATTGGTTATATGTCTCCGCATTTATAATTTGTCAGTTGCTATTATGTCTATACCAAATGCTTTTGCATATTGTAAAAGACCATCAAACACAAAGTTTGTCTTGCCTTGCTCTATTTTCCTTACAACAGTAAGTGCTATACCTAACCTATCAGCAAATTGTTCTTGAGTTAATCCTGCCAATCTTCTTTTTTCTTTTAGGTACGAACCAAGAGTAACAGACTCTTGAGACAAAACAAAATAACTTCCGCTTACAACTTTATTGAAAAGGCTGTGTCCCAGTTCTTCAAAGTGTTTAATCCATTTTGTCTCTGCGGCACGGATATCAAGAATGTCTTTCTCAAGTATTTGAACTATCGGTTCATAGCTTAAAGAGTTGTACCATTCCTTCAAACCTTCATTATGAGACATTCTATGTTGATAAGGTCTGACTAAATCTTTAGTTTGAGACATACCTACATAAACAACATTTAGTTCATTGTCTGATAAAGCATAGATATAGTTTGTCATAAGTAATTAGTTTTAATTGTAAGGTTTTACCCTTACTTTGTGCACTACATTGTAAGGTTTTACCCTTACTTTGTGAAAATTTAAGGTTCATCGTTGTGAGGATTTGCGATTCGCGAATTACGAATGTGTACCACTTTGGTACGCATTACTCTTCTCTATGTTCTTCTATCACCCATTTCAGTTGAGCGAGTTCTTGTGTTGTTAGGGTGTTAATCATCTCGACCCTTTCTTGTAGTGCGGAAAACAACTCACTGGTTTGTGGGTCGGCATCAACTGTCCCTAGGGGTTTTCTGATCATGAACTCGATTTTCTTTTCGAGGTTGTTCATGAGTTTTTTGATGTCGTGTTTGTACAGTGCGGTCCCTTTGAAGTCGTCCATGGCATCGAGTGATGCTTGGTAGAGGACGAGTAGTTTCACGGCGTTTTGGAATACTTTGAATTCTTTCTCTTTTGACATAGTATTTAATTTAATTGGTTAGCATTCGTGAGCGCATGCTTCGGTGCATGCTTCGCAGCAGTCGCATAGTGTCTCTATGTCTTGCTCGTGCTTTTCTCTATATGGGCATGAGTGTTTAAATTCGGTAGACCCGCAACTACACATCCCGGTTGTTATCTTGTATGTCATAATCGTCCCAATATAGGAAGATGTATCGAGGGTCTCTACTTTGAAAACCTTTCTGCGAATCCTCCTCCGTAGTCTTTTTCTTCTGATATTTCTCCACTGCTCTTTAGGTCTTTGACCATTTGTTCTAGCCGTTGTCTTTCTATGATCAGTTCTTTACAGTCTACTGCGGTTTGTTTTATGGACTGTAGTTCGGCCTTTCGTTGTGTCCCTCCTAGATCGGGGTCTATGGGCTTACGTATTTCGCCGATCATATTCTCGATTGCTACCTCCATGCTCTTCATTAGTTTTTGGGAGGCTTCTATGGTTGTGAATTCTTTTTTAGCCATATACCAGTTCTAGATCAGATATACGCATTCTCCAGTAGGGCTTCCCTTCGATTTGAATTTCGTAGTCGGAATGTTTTGAGAATCTTACGCGGTCTCCTTTGCGGAGTCCGTTCTCGACCATTTCGGAGGTTAGGAAGGTAATGACGCCGTCGGTGGCTAGTTCTTCGTCGAAGCTCACAATTTCTAGTAGGTCGCTCTTTAGTTTTTTCTCGGGGCGTATAGGTTCTAGCAGGACCCAATTAGATAGTGGGTGTATGTTTCCTTGCTGATCCTTGTAGGCGAATGCTTGAGAGTTGATGCTGTCGGTCGGGTGGTATTTTACCTGGTATATGTCTTCCCCGTCGTATTTTATTTGTTGTGATTTTTCTACTACTACGTGGTGGTGGAAGTATATGGTGTCTCCCTTATTGAATGGGCAGTCATACTTTATGGGTGTGCTTACAACCTCCCCTTCCATAACTCTATGGGCGAACTCGTCGAACTTTGTTTCTAGGTAGAGTTCTTCGTTGTTGACATTGATGGTGTCCTTGAATCGCTTGGGTATGCGCACAAGGATTGTGGTCATTGTTTTCATTAGAAGTTTAAATTATATTCAACTATGACGGGCAGTCCTTCGATTACTTTCCAGAGCATTACTCCGTCGTCTGATGTTAAATATATTAAATATCTTCTAATATTGTGTTTTATTAAATACTTTTCATCAACAACGATATTGTCGATGGTCATCTTCCCTATAGACATTCCTGTATAGTATGCCATGGCGTCTTTTGGGTTTACGCCTACGATAATCTTTCTGATCATTTTATTTAATTTATTCTATCTATCCACCAGTCGATGGTCCCTTCATCGGGTCTGTTTTTAATTTCTTCAGCGATCATGTTGTCGAGGAAGTCCAGTCCTGTGACCATCACTTCATCGGAGGGTGCTAGTGCGTCGTAGATGGCTTCTATCTGGTTATTTTCTTTATTGTATACTCCGGCCATGGCAATGAACACCACTTCATCTTGTAATTCTAAAAGTTCTGCGGTTGCGCGCAGGGAGGAGAGTATGTCGTTGCACAGTTCTAAAAATTCTTGTTTACTACTTTGATTCTCCTCCATTTTCTTGTAGTTTAGTCGCTATAGCAAATATATTATTTTAATGAATAAGAGTGTAGAGGTTCTTTACGACTATAGGAATTTCGTTCAGGAGTTTGAGGTTACTCAAAGTCGTGAGCGTAGGAACATCATTTACAAGTATGCATATATAAATGCGTTAAAGCCTTTCTTGGGATGCAGTGATGCGGGCCATGTCATCGGGTGTAACCACGCTACCATCCTGCATGCTTGGCGCGCTCATGAGACGAACATGCGTTATTCTAGGGACCGGTTGGAGTATGCTGATATCTATGAGATGTGTGTCAACCGCATCAGTAACAGTATTGGGGATGATTGTGACCCATTGTTCTTTTACACGAAGGGTGAGGTTATACGTATGTATCGATCATTAGAAAAGAAATACGAGGGTTATGCCAAGGAGCCATATATCGAGTTCGAAGAAATTTCGGGAGTTTAGTAGGCTCCCTGATCGCTACTTGGGTCATAATGGCTTCAAGAATTCTTCTTTGGTCTACCGTAAGATGAGGGAGAAGTATGGGCTTGCCCGCCCGGAGTTAGACTTCATGCTCTTTATTTACGACCTTGAGTTCTTTACCATCGATTATATATGCCAGGCGTATGAGCAGTCAAAGAAGCAACTCCCCATCAAGGTGTTGTACCCACTTCAGCGTCGCGGCTATATCTATAAGCACTTTGACAAACTCACTTCAAAGAAGGACCCGGCGGATCAGATGTTTCATAGTGAGACCAAGTTTAACTATCGTGTGCGCTATGCCCTCTCTCAAAAGGGAAGGTTGATGGTTCAACGCTTTTACAACGAGCTATGACCTCACTAGAGATTCCACAGTCCCTAAAAGAATTTTGTTGGGACATCCTCAAAAACCACAGCCTAGGCCATAGGCATTCCTTCAACGGAAGTAAGGAGGATCAGTACATCGGATTGTTAGGGGAATACATGACCGCTCTTATTCTTGAACTCCCCGTAGAATTCATAGAGGGATTTGACGGAGGTTACGACCTCCTTTACAAAGGGTATAAGATCGACGTTAAGACCATGGGAAGAACAGTTGATCCCAAGCCTCACTATGTAAACAACTTCGTAGGATACCAAGAAGATCTAGATTGCGATATCCTCATGTTCACCTCCATAAACAAGAAGACCTCTACCTACACCTTGTGCGGATGGATATTCAAATCCGAATTCCTGGAAAAAGCAAAATACTTCCCCATAGGAGCAAAAAGAAAAAGAGACGATGGATCAGAACTTACCGTTCAAGCTCCACTCTACGAAATAACCAATAACCAATTAAGAACAGTTCAAACAAACAATATCAAGTCTCCAGACTCAACATCATCCCAGAACTCACAGTAGCATTGCTCCTGATCCGTGCAATCACACATGATTAACCCCCCATTAAAAATTAGACATAGTATCCCCTAATTCAACTTCAAATCAAGATTGCAATCTACATTCTTGATGTATGCGGTTGCCCCTCAAAGGCAAACCGCCTATCTCTCGATCTAGAAGATAAGCAAAGTTACAACTTATTTTTGATTAAATCAAGTCCCAAATGAGACAAAGTTTAAAGGCAACTGCCCCATAAAACCTAAAGGAACAGTTTAACACAAGGAGGGAAAACCCTTGAAAACCAATGAGTTACACCACAAAGTTAAAGGATCACTTTAAGCCAAAAAAACAACCTGGAAATATAGAGCGTGGGGATTATACGCTATATGACAGCGTGAGCGAGAGAGAACCAAAACGATAATCCAAACCCACCCCCCAACCCGGACCAACCAAATCCGAAAAACATTTGGCGTTTTACCTCAACCTCCTCAAGATCAGAGAACTAAACCCACATACCTACACCATCAAGTTAAACATCAAGACCTAATCGATTGCTAACGAGACAATTGCGCGACTCGCGTTCGCAACCCTAGATGGTTGACAATCCACCCCCCGGATTTCGTACGCTCATCATGTTAACTAAATAGATACCACATGTTTACCTATCCTTACTTCTAGACTGTATTTAGGTACCAGGCCTTATTGTGTTGATTATTAGTCGTTTACCCATTTCAATTCTCCTTGGGTAATTGTCCTTGTTTTTTCTTTGTCTTTTATCCTAGGTATGCTATCTTAATGGTGTACCAATCGGTACGATGTTCTTTGACATATGGGCATTTTTCTAACCACCTATGAAGGGGTCTCCTTCATGGGCTAAATCTTTATTTATTATGAGACATTTAAATTTGTCAACGATGATTGAATCATCACTCGAAACCTACCAACATGTGGTAGCGGAAATCGCAAAAGAGATTGTGAAGTCAATGAAACTATCCGACAAAGGATTTGAGACAATTGATGACCTAATCAATAGGGAGTTCAATGAAGCATTCTATGTTGATTTGAACATCCTAAATGAGGCCGAAAATCTTCTCAATGAATTCCTGGATTGTGCCAAAGCTTTGGATGTTGACCAAGTCAACGGAGCGGCTAGTGACAACCTCACTTTCTTTTGTGAACTAGGAGAAAAAGACAACTACTTGATAGGAGTTTTGAAGCGATTAGAACGCCGAATGACCCTTAAGACTTTGTTGGACATTGAGCGGTCCCCGACACAAATCGACTACGGCATGCACGCGTTGGATGCAAAAGATTTGAGGGGAGTTCGTTTAGGTATGAAACCGGATAATGACTTCATCTTATTTCAAGCGTTCATCCACTCCCTTGAATTAGGCAAAAACATCCATGACCTTGAAATCATGTTTGATGTACGACCGATGGGGGAGAAGTTTGATGCGCTAGGCCATCGAGTTGAGTTCGATTGTGATACCATGGAACTTGCTAACATTCAATTAGAGCAAGAACTCAAAACGGGCATGAATTTATGATGTGCCTAGTCCTGATCCTAATCCTCGCGCCCTTACTTATTGAAGTAGGGGAGGTGATACAAATCTTCAAAAGAAAGTAGTTATGACAAAGAAAGAAAAAGATGCAATGTGGGGGTTCATTATGGTGAACCTCGATGAAGTGTTAGATGATATCCTTCACGAGAAAGCAAGAAGGTACATGGATGACCTAGATGAAATCATCAAGGACAAACACCGGATTGATGGATGCTATGAATGTGAATTGAGTTTAGATGAGTTCTTATGTGAATATCAAGACTTACTCACATCGGCTCAATCGAATGAAGGATACGCTATCCTCGATGCATTCTCCGTAGTACGGAGGCACTAGCAATTAACCCTCGCCATCGGCGGGGGTTTTTTTATGCTCAAAAATGGATGACAAGATCTTGTTGGGCGATTCGCTAACCCCTATAAACACTAGGATTTTATATAGGGGCGACCCCTGGCCGATGAAGTTCAAGATTTACATGGGCGGTGCTTCAAGATTAAGAGCAAGGATATGAGTTGCATAATTAGTTATAAGGTGCTATATTAGGGTATCGCTTCGGCGGTCACGTTCTTTGACATGTGGGCACAACTAAATCCAACCGCTCCTCCTATGAGGGGCACAAATCTTTTATTGTTATGAAAACGATTGAATTATTATTCACTTACTTGAAAGTGATGAACGAGCAAGGCTTGAAGGGAAAGAAAACAACCATGAAAATGATTGCAATCTTGAACGGCACGAATGAAGAGAAGAAGTCGGATTTGATGTTGAAGATGATTGCAAATGGAGCACCAACGAGTACTGTACTTTACATCCATCACGACATCGCTAGACATATGGCTTCATTAGAGGTGCAAGGGTTACTACCTAAACTACCACCTAATATGAGGGGCCACTACGATACAAACTTCAAATCTTACAAAATTAGAGGCCTCATCACTTACAATCGAGATGGTGTTGAAATCACCAAACTTGGTCTCCAATACTTGGATGAACCAAACAAGTACAAGGAAGAAAGAAAGCAACAACTTGCTCTTCAAGAAGCAAGGCTAGAAGGATTCAAAATTGGTCGCAAAAGAGAAAGTGAAGTCAACTTCTACAACGACAATTTTGTCTTTGGAAGATTGCTTGAACGGATGGTTGAATTGGAGAAACAATACAACCTATATTCTTGTGACATGGTCCATGACCAAGATGCACTTTTTGATATTCAAAGTGAACTTTTAGACATCATGATTGCGATGAACAATCGCACAAATGTCATCAACCTTGTGAAAGAATTACCTTACTTGTTTACGCGAGTAAAAGTCTAAAACTAGACCCTCATCGGGAAATCGATGGGGGTTTTTTTATGCCCATACCTCACTCCTGATCGGTGGAAATTTGACGAAATCAAGATTCACATGGGAAGTTCTTGGGCGGTTTTTTGGCTTGAGGCCCGGGTGTTTTTCCTTGCTCGAAATGTTGAAATCCACCCCCTTGAATCGCCCTTGATTTTTCCTCCCTCATCGACCCCTGGACTGTAACTTTTGAAAGATCTCGAGCTCGAAAAAAAACTCCCCCTCGCAACCCCTATATCGTTATAAGAGAGAGAGAGAGAGAGAGAGAGAGAGAAAAAGCCCCACCGATTGGTGAGGCTTATCTTTTATTCTTCATCGCCTTCAATGAAGAGTGTGAGGAGTTTTACGGATTCATCGAGGATGCCATCTTGTACATCTATCTCGAATATTGATTGAACATATCTAGGCATAAGGGTTTCAATCATCTCTTGAGTGGAGTCTTCGGTAAGTCCTCCGAACTCATTAAAGTCGTAGTAGTCGTTAATTGCATCAAGCAATTGAGTTGTGCTTAAACTATTGTTGATGTTGTAGGTGTCAACTACACTATGGAAGAAGTGTTTGTTTTGGTACATGGCTTCCATTACTTCGCTAGTTCCTCTAGCGACTACACTTTCTTGAAGCAAACGAATTGCAAGGTTACTGATCTTACTCATGATAAAGGATTTTTAGTTAGTGGTATAAAGATATGCAAAATATCCTACCAAACAAGCCGGTGTAACTAAAAAAACAAATAATCGACTCATCAAGAATTAGTTGGAGTTAAAGTATCACTTTAAGTACGGACCATAAAAGCCTGGTAAACAAGGTGTTGACACGCTATAGTTAAACCAAATTTTAGGAGTGACCCATACATATATATAATAAGAGTGAGAGAGAGCGTAAAATATTTTATCCTATGTGTTGCATGTTTAAAATATCCTACTTACATTTACCTCACTAACTAAAATTTATTTGTCATGAAAGATTTAATTGATCAGTCGCTACAAGTCGGCACAGTCGTAAAGTTCGAAGCGAGCAACATCCAGGGAATTGGGATTATCTTGGGGCAATCCAAAATCTCAAAGTACTACCTCGTACACTACAAGAACTACCCATCACTAACCTACAACCTCAACCGCTCGAACATGGCGTACATCACTCAAGATGAGATTACCGAAGTATGTGATACCGGAGCTCGTGTTTGCAACATAACGAGCAAGCCTATGAATGAGGGCTACCTATGGGAAGGCGGAATACTCTACTGTAAAGAGGATAAAGATTGTGCCGATGAAATTAGAAGAGAGATAAGAGAAGACATCGCATGGGCTAATGAAGACAAGGTCTCTTACGAAGGAAAAGAGTTTAGTAAGGAAGAACTCCTCAATATGGATGATATCAAGTTGATTGATATATACTACGAAATTAGCGAGGAGGTAGGCTTTGAATTCTACTACACCGATTGGGACCTAGAAGATGCCGTTGAGAATGGAGATGGATGGTTTGTTCTTGATGGAGAGACCGAAAACATCTTTGACATCTTCAACTACGCCGAAGTAAAGCAATGCCTGATCGCGGGTACAATTTTAAAATAATATATCATGCTAGAAGAAAAATTCAAAGCCTACTTGAACATACAAGAGGTAGGGTGCTACAACATGTTTGACCCAAGAGCGAGAGAACTCGCTCAAGAAATGAGCGGGATTGAGATTAGTCGTAAAGACTGGTCCTACATCATGGCCAACTACGAACAATTAAAAAATACGTACGATGTCTAGATACTATAGAGCCGTAGAAACCGCTCACGTGAGGGTGGAGGCAACCATAAAGATTGTTGTTAAAGGGAGGGCCAATATGCAATCCTTTGATGATATGGATTTCGTGCACGATATGCTAGGCATAGGAGAATACGAATTGGTAGAGTTGATAAATGATTCTATTGAGATCAGCGACCGGGAAACTGAAATTGAGGACTATTAATATGGACAAAGAACTAGAAAGACAAGTGGAGCGTGCCCTCGAATACCTCGAGGATGCATGCTTCATTTTTGGGATGAGAGAAAACTCCCTATACATCAATAAGATGAGGGAGGTACAAAAAACTATTTTAACACTTAAAGAAAAGATCGATGGCAAGTAAGAATTTGACCCAAAAGATTCTTGAGTTTATCAAGATTGAGCGACCAGAGCAACTCGTTCAAATACAATCTTACATCCGAGCGGTTAACGGCTCGAGTGTAACAAAGCTCAAGGGATACTACTCCTCAAATATATCGAGGCTAGTAGAGAATGGACTCTTGGAAAAGAAGTCAAGAGGTGTGTACCAAGTGACTGATCTAGGAGAAATATATATCGAAGATAGAGTAAGAGCACAACGCATCATTAGAAGCCAACGAGATTCGGTAAGAATCCAAAAGGCTATTCAATTGATAGATGAAGTGCGAGAGGGAATCCTCCTAGGAGAGATTAAAGAGGGAGACAGTGTAACCATAAAAGTATAATCATGCTACTAACAAAAAGAGCGCGCCGACACAAAATGATCAGTAATCTAGAGCGCACAGTAAAGGAGCTCGATGCTAAAATAGTGAGCGGCGAAGACGACCAAACAGATTACCTCATCGCGAGTTTATTTGCTATTTCACAGCAACTAAAAATACTTGCAGATGACTTCACAAACGACTAAATTGCAACTAATTAAATTTAATAACTATGGCTAAACACCAATTCAAAACCACCAACATTCGTGGTAAGGAATACGTAGAGGTAAATCAGCGTATCCTTTATTTCCGCACCGCTCCTGAATACAAGGGGTGGGCATTGTGTACCGAGATGGTACACCTCGACAATGAATCTTGTGTAATCAAAGCAATCATATCTGATCCTGAAGGTCGCGAGATAGCCACCGGCTTTGCTCAAGAAGACCGCACAAGTTCACACATCAATAAGACCAGTTATATCGAGAATGGAGAGACCTCGGCATGGGGTCGTGCACTTGCTAACCTAGGCATTGGTATAGAAACTTCTATCGCTTCAAGCAATGAGGTAGCCATGGCCGTAGCCAAGCAAGATTCAGCGCCCAAGGCGGTAAAGACCGCTCCTAAAACGAATGTCTTTGAAGATGCCGTTGAATACATAAAGAAGTCCAAGGACAAACCAGGCGCATACGACCGCATCATCGGTAAGTATGGGGAGACCTTTAGCGAGAAGCAAAAAGAAGCCCTCATGAAATTCGTTAAGAAATAATGGAGTTTGCTAATAAACTAGTAAATAAAGTAGGGAAGGAATACCTTTCCTACTCCTCCATTAAGTATGCCCTACAAGACATGCGCTTGTGGGAGATGTACATGTCGGGACAGTTGAAGAAGACATCGCAAGCACTATCTTTTGGATCAGTATATGACTGTCTTTTATTTGAACCCGAGAAGTATGAGGAGCGGTTCGTTACTTTTGATGACAGTGAAATCATCAAGGAGATAGGTGGTAAATCGCCACGAGCTACATCAAAGTATAAGGTGTGGAAAGATGAACTGATCGCTCAATCGAAAGAACGCAAACTAGAAGTAGTGAGTGAGGAAGACTTTATGATGGCGCTTGATATGATAAACCGACTTGATGAGACAGGCCTTAAGGATAGTTTTCTTACCGGAGAGGTCCAAGTAGAATTCAATTCTTTTATTGATGAGGTGCCGGTCCGCGGTTTTCTAGACTGTAAGGGCGATACCTTTATAACCGATAGTAAGAGCTGCCGATCAGTAAAAGGGTTTGGTAGAGATGTGTTTTCTTTTGGTTATGATATCCAAGCATACATCTACACAAGCGTGTTCCCGGGTCACGACTACTACTGGGTTGCACAAGAAAAATCTTATCCGTACCTTCCAGCGTTAGTTAAAGCATCGGAAGATACCTTAATGAGGGGAAAGCAAAAGTATGATACGGCTATCGATAGGATTATGAGTTACCTTGATAGCGATGCACCGACCGAAACTTTCTTCGCACAATTTGAAGTTTAATTTAAATCTATATTGTCATGTCAGAGAAAAAGTATGATTCAGACTTGATCGGGTTCGTTGATGAACCCAAACGTGGAGACGGAGGAGAAATCCGTTCCTGGAAAATTGCCTTGAGCGCTACACACCTTGAGGATTTACAAAAGTATAAAACCGAGAAGGGGTATGTGTATATCACTCTATTCTTTAGCCGTGCGGGTAAGCCTATGGCTAGTGTTTACAATCCTCATAGCGAAGGTGCTAAAGAGTACAAGAGTAACACCCCAAAGAAAGAAGCGGTAGAGGATGACCTACCATTCTAATCTTAAGGAAAAACTATTCCTTATGATAGCATTGAGTTGGGGGTTGCGGATAAAGAAGTCTGCTACCCCCTTCTTTGTTACTAATAAGAATGGTAAGGAGATAACTTTTTATATAGAGGTACTTAATCATAGGAATTCGGAATTGGAGTTAACCGCTCCTAAAAAAGATGCGGACTACGCAATCGTTATCATACCGAATAAAAGGGGAGACAATCTTATCCTCTTTAAATTCAAGGAGTTGTTCGAACTCCCTGATCACACCTTTGAAAGCCTCGCAAAAAAATTAATTTTTAAAGAGCGAATAGATATTAGTCATGGAGATTAATCAACTAGACTTGTTCTCGGGCATCGGAGGATTCCACAAGGGATTTGAGAAGGCCGGGTATAAAGTAAACAGTTATTTTAGTGAGGTAGACAAACATGCCGTCGCTGTATATCAATACCAATTTAAATCATCAACCTATGTCGGATCAGTTACAGATGTTCACGGAGGAGACCTCCCTAGAATCGACCTTATCACTTTTGGAAGTCCATGCCAAGACTTCAGCCTTGCTGGGAAGCGAAAGGGCATGGGTGGGGAACGCTCAAGCCTTATCCTTGAAGCAATACGGCTTATCAAACAATGCAGACCACGAGTTTTTATTTGGGAAAATGTTAAAGGAACTTTCTCCTCAAACGCTGGGGCAGATTTTGCGGGAATCCTCCAAGCCTTTGCCGACATTGGGGGTTATGACTGCGAATGGCAACTGCTCAACACTGCGTGGTTTTTACCCCAAAATCGTGAGAGGGTGTACCTTGTCGGATATCTTGCAGAACCCCGAAGAGATTGGCGAGGAGTTTTTCCTCTCGTCGAGCCAAGTGGAAAAGATGGCGGGGTGGAAGGCGCAGGAGGACCCACTAGCAAAACTCTTACCGCAAGAGGACAACACGACCTACACTCCGGGATGCAACTCGTAAAGGTGGTCGGGTACAGTAGAGACAGCCGTGGTGTAGTTACCAATAGAAGCTTAAAAGACGAGGCTAATACATTACATACAAGCACAGGTAGTGGGGGAAACACGGATCAGTTTATAACTGATGGAAGGATACGTAGGCTAACACCTATTGAGTGTGAGCGCTTGCAAGGGTTCCCCGATAATCATACCTTGTATGGAATCTTTGATGATGGAGTCAAAGAGGTAAGCAGGTCACAACGCTACAAGCAATGCGGGAATGCCGTGACAGTAGATGTCGTGAAAGCCATTGCGGAAAAAGTAAAACCTCTTTTTTTATGAAGACAGTAAACTCATTAAGTGGAGGTAAGACCTCATCATATATTGCGGTGCACTACCCCGCGGACTACGATGTATTTTCTTTGGTGCGTACCGATGACAAAGCATGTTTGTTTCCTGATCCCAAGGTTAGGCAGATAGTAAGTGATAAGCTCGGAAAGGAGTTTATAGGAACCCTTGAGCAAGATGAAATCATATATACCATACTCGATCTTGAGCAGTTCATAGGAAGGGAAATACATTGGGTAACCGGACCCACCTTTGATGAGGTCATCGTTAGGGGCGAGCGTAAAGAGGGAGGCGCATACATATACCTTCCAAATGTTACGCAACGCTATTGCACAACCGAACTAAAGGTCAACCCCATCAAGCAATGGTGCTATGAGAATATGGAGTTGCCTATAGATATGCGCATAGGATTTAGAGCGAATGAAATCAAGCGTGCAAATTCAATGATGAACCGCTATCGCGAAGATGGATATCAATGGGACAAGTTTATTATAGGTAAGAGTAAGACCGGGAGAAGCAACAGGTATAAAGAGATGGCCTATCGTGTGTGTTCATTCCCTCTTATACATGACAACATATATAAGGATCAGATAGAATCCTATTGGAAAGACAAGCCGGTGCGCTTTGCCTACCTCAACAATTGTGTGGGCTGCTTCCATAGAAACGAGATGCTCCTTAAACATATGTCGGATAAAGAACCTAGTAAGTTTGACTGGTTCGCAAAGCAAGAGAACGACAAAGCAAGATTTAAAAAAGGGGTGAGGTATGAAGATATCAAGTCCTATAAAATGCAATTTCAATTATTCGATGAAGACTTTAACGAATGCGATAGCGGATACTGTGGACTATGATTTAGATACGGTGCCTTCTTACTATATAGGAAAGCATAAAGGCATAGAGGCGATGGATGTAGTGTTAGATTTCCAGAGTGACAACTACAACCTAGGAACTGCCCTAACCTACATCATGAGGGCGGGGAAGAAGCCGGGGAACCCAATGAGTCAAGACATCATAAAAGCGATAGTACATTTAAATAGAGAACTAAACCACCAACTATATCTAGAGAATGAAAGAAGTAACGATATACAAGAACATATTTCAAAAGGATCAGCCCTACCACAAAGATATTTCCGTAGCACTACAGCGGATAAAAGAGGGGAAGAGTAAAGACCTCATAGAACAAATAAGGGAGACGGAAGACAATAAGAAGAGGGCCGAGCTAAAGAACCAACTGCCGTGTGTATTGTGGAGCGGTGTGTTTACTGTGCGTAAGGATAGTGGACTCGCTGATCACAGCGGATTTATATGCCTCGACTTCGATCATCTTGACATCCAAAAAAACAAGGGTGTCATCGCCATGGACCAACACGTATATGCATGTTGGGTGTCTCCAAGTGGAGACGGAATCAAAGCCCTCGTTCCTATCACAAATCCAGAAAGACATAGGGACCATTTTAACGCGCTTGAGAAGTACTTTGACAAGACTTATGGCCTCGAGGTAGACCCAACAGGAAAGAACGAATCACGAGCGTGCTATGAGAGTTATGACCCGGAGATTATTATCAACGATGAATGCGAAAGGTTCGGAAGCTTCTACACGGATCAGGCCGTTCAAGAAAAGAAGAATGAAAAGACCATAGAGCGAAAGCCTACTACGGACTATGTAAAGTTTAACCTTGTTGCTACCATGATATCGAATGCGGTGGATGGTGAGAAGCACAGTGCACTACTCCGCGCATCACGACTATGTGGTGGGTATATCGGAGCGGGTCGGATGGAAGAGGAAGAAGCGATACATGTCCTTGAGAGAGAGATAAGCAAGAGAGATATCAACTCGATGGAGACGGCAAAAGAAACCATCCGCACGGGCATCGAGTATGGGAAGAGCCTCCCTATCAATGAGGTGATGAGCCTTGAGAAAGAATCCAAGAGAAAGATGAGTGTCGATGATGGGGACTACTCATTTATATCTTCGGACTCGGAAGACTTCAAGTGGATTAATAGATATGCCGAGGGCAACATCGAGATAGGATTAACCTTGGGACATGAACACTTCGATGAATACTTTAGATACAAGAAAGAGTTTGTCATCCTCAACGGACACAGTAATGTAGGGAAGACCACCTTTTGTTTGTACCTAATGGTGAACAGTTCCGTTCATCATGGGTGGAAGTGGTGTGTGTATTCTTCCGAGAACACTACGGCCACAGTAAAGATGAAGCTCATGGAATTCCTGGTCGACCGACCGATAGCGGAGATGACCTACTCACAACGTAAGCATGCCTACGAATGGGTAAAGGACCACTTCATTATCTACGGGAATAGAGATATGTATTCCTACACCGACATCTTAATGTTTACCGAGAAGTGTATGAAGCAGGGGAAGATTGACGCCCTATTTATAGACCCATACAATAGTCTTAAGATTCAAATAGGATCAGAGAATAAGATAGGTATACACGAGTACCACTATGAAGCGGCAAGTGAACTGCTCAACTTTGCAAACAATAATGAGATAGCCGTATGGTTAAACACCCACGCGGTAACCGAAGCACAAAGAAGAAAGGATGCGATGGGGCTACCTATTGCTCCATACGCGGAGGACAGTGAGCATGGCGGTAAGTGGGTGAATAGATGTAGCGCCTTCTTAACTATACATAGAAAGGTGCAGGCGGAAGACCCGGTAACACGACGGACCACAGAACTACATGTTCGTAAGGTTCGTATGACCGAGACGGGGGGTCAGCCCACCCCCTTGTCTTCCCCTATAGAGTTTGAAATAAACAATCAAAAGACAGGCTTCTATCTAGTACATGGTGCTGATCGTAAGCGATTATATGAACCCATCTCCCAAAGCCTTGAGCAATATAAGAGGTACGATATCCCTAGGATGAACATGGAAGATGGAATAGTTTTTTAAAAATGAGAAGAGGAAATAAAAGAAAGACAGGAGCGATCAATAGAACGAAGGTTACCTATGATGGGTTGATCTTCCAATCAAAACTTGAATTGTATTGCTACAAACAATTAAAACTTGCGGGTATAGATTTTAAATATGAGCAAGATACCTATGAGATATTCCCATCGTTTCGGCATGAGGGCAGGTATGGTAAGAAAGCGGCGAGAGGATTTAGCATCAAGGACAAGCGCGTGATCAGAGCAGTTACCTACACCCCGGACTTTGTGAGTGACAAACATAAATTTATTATTGAGACTAAAGGATATGTGCCTAGCCAGCACAGTTTTCCATTAAGGTTTAAAATGTTTCTTCAATATTGTAGAGCAAATAACATGGGTGACTATGCTATCTATATACCTAGTAATCAGAAACAAGTGGATGAAGTAATAAAAGACATTGTTAATAACTCAAAATAAGAAGCAATACCTTTGTCACAATTGTTGTCTAAATTAATGACAACGCCATGGACCAAAAAGAACTCGCAAAATATTACCATCTAGCTTGTGATAAAGCACACGAAGAAATAGACGCGCTTTATGAAAATCTATTTGATTACCAAGGCAATCCAATTGTTAGTCAAGAGAAGATAGTTTCGGTGTTACAATCGACAACTCAAAGGATCAGATTAGAATTGGAGATAATTAAATCTTCTCTTCAAGAACATGATGAGTCTTCATAAGTGTAGTCGATGTCAAAAGAAAAAACCTGCGAGTGAATTCCATAAGAGCAATACACGACAGGCAGGTGTCCAGAGGTATTGCAAGGAATGCAAAAGGTTGGTGGACCGCAATGGCAAAAAGGCCCACAATGGAAAGTACATCGTATACTACCTACCTAAAGAAAGGTATGTCGGCATGACTCAAAACTACAGGAAGCGAATGTACAAGCATAAGATCAGAGGCCGTAATACCCGGGGCAGTAGGATACTACTTATCACTGGGAGCAGTAAACTTGCCCACCTATTAGAAACATTACTACACCTAGTAGGTTACAAAGGGTTTCGGTACTAGCCGAAATCAATGTATGTGATGGTTACTTCTTCCCCTTCTTCAATCGCTTTAGCAATCGGAGGGTAAATTCTTTTGTACGAATTAACACTTGAACCAATGAACCCATCACTATCACCAAAATTCGTTTGTTGACTATCACCAACAATGAGGCACCCAGCAGTATGCTCGTCAGTATTACCAGTGTGAATAAGAATATACTCGAAGTTAGGGACATCGCGAACCCATAACATTCCTTTGTGCATTTCCCCATACTTGCTTTTGTATCGCCCATGGAACCCACCGACTGTTCGTAATGTAATCTTATAGGTTCCTGCCGGAACGCGTGTCTCCGCCATGACCTTCACATCTCTATGCTCATCTTCTAATGTATAGCACAAGAACTCACGCTTGCCTCCGGTCACATCAAACAACAAACCATTTGTGCTATCGGCTTGACTGCTAAATCGTAGTACTTCTAATTCCATTATTTATCTGTGTCTTTAATTGCTGCTCCAAAGTAATATCCAAAGATCGAAAGTGCTACACCTTCAACGATACCTATTAGATGAATGAATATCTCTTTGTTTTCTTTAGGCACATCAAGGAATACAATCGATAAGACAAGGAATGCAAACGCACCTAGACCCACAAGTCCCGTTACATTAAACAACCAATCTTTAGCACCGGCCTTTACCATATCGGCTTGGCGCTTACGGGCACTGTCACGATCAGCAACCTCGAGTTCATACATCTTCATTAGTTCGGCGTGAAGTTCAGCACGTTCCTCGGGAGTCATTAGAGGAGACTGCTCCTTACTATCGATAAGGTTCTTTACAATACCTAGCGCCCCTTGATCAGGTAGCAAGTCCCCCACCATCTCGAGGATGTGAGGGGCTTTGTCCTTAAGTAAACTACCTATCTTACTGTCTTTAATTTTTTTCATTTAGTTTTTGATTAATCATTTCTTGTCTACGCTTGTACCACTCAAAGACTTTTCTATTACCGTCTTCTAATGTGATGTAACCGGTAGAGTATTTACCATTTATCTTTCTTAAGATGTTAATCTTTTGCTCGTCCGTAGCATCCTTCCAAAGAGATGTGTTAATCGTATTTGAAAGGTCCTTGGTTCTTTGTTGACCCAGCAACATGAGCAGTTCGTTTACTTCCCCGGTAGAGAAATTGATAGGCTTTGAACCTTTATCAATAACCATTCTCTTATTAAGAATTAAACTAGGGATAGAAGGTAATGCGTCTTCATCTCCTGTTCTTTTGTACAAGTTGTACAACTCAACCTTTAATGGGTCGTCGGTCGCGAGTCTTGTACCTGTAGGGTCAAGGAATTCATAGAATACAGGGTTTGTTCCCGGAGGAGTTTGATTAATCTTCTCACCCCATACATTAATACGGATAGGAGCCGGGTCATCACCTCGACCGAAGACACCGAAGGTTCTATCGTACACAACATTCATGAAGCGTTGATCGAAACTGTTGTCTCTATAGTCTGGTAGGAACTCACGCTCCGCTCTAAAGAATGAAGTGAATAAGTTAGGTAGTGGAACGGCAACCATCGCCCGCGACAACTGCTCAAAGTATTTAGAAACCACGTTGACATCCTCGGTATTCTGTAACAACTTGGTCATGTTCTCAAGACCTGTGAGGAACGACTGATCAAGCAATGCTCCAAGTGAACCTAGTGTAATGCCTAGACCTTGCTCTAGGAATTTACTAATAGCGCTTTGCTCATCAATACCATACTCTACTAGTTCTTCTTCCGTTGAGAAATTAGGCTTTCTATCAATAACCTTGAAGGCCTCAACATATGCAGCCATCACCGCTCCATACAATCCTAGTTTAGCAAACCCAATTCTACGATCAGAAGGTTGGAATGGCTCGCCTACCTCACGGCCTAGTGCCGAGACATTGATGGTAAATGGAGGCTCCACTTCGTAGGCTACACTACGAGCTTTAGGACTCAACTTATCTACGGCACCACTAACCGCTCCTTTGTCATACAACTTACGAGCATATAAGAATAGCATGTACCCCATGATAGCCGTGGCTAGTTTCTCTGATCTATCACGAGCGGATATTCCAGGAGAGAAGGCTTGTGCAAAAGTGATAGGGAACAGTGTAATCTCTAGCGACTGTGACAAGATGTTAAACGGAGTCTTTACAAACGGGAAGTTTGATTTGACCAAGAACTTCACAGCATTACCAAACATACGGGTAGTGTAACTATCGCTAGCCAATGCTTTAGCACCTGCCTTATTAAATATATTTTGTACTTGCTGTGTATCAACCAACCCAAACAATAGAGTACTATCATTCTCTTGGAAGGTTAACTTCAATCCCTTTTCTCTAGCGATTTTAAAGTGTTGTTCCGTAGGATACTTTAAGAATCTTTTTAACTCTTCACCCTCTAGGCCCAATCGTTTACCTTGTTGATATAACTCGTAACCTTCCATACCTCTATAGAATGGGCGGTCACCAAGAACAAGCAACTTAAAGTTTGATGATGCCGTGATACCAAAGATTCCTTCAAAGAGTTTCTTTGCCTTGAAGTTGATATAGTCTACTTGACTATGGAACTCTTGAGGAAGGCTGTCCTTCCCGCGCCCGAACACAGTAGCCAGGGCAACGAGTGGTTGTAGTTGATGACCCGAAGTGTATTCAAAGTCCCCGGGAGCTTGACCCGTCTTGATGGCCTTCATTGATTCCTTTAATCCATAGAATGCACGCTGCGCCCCGTATACCATAGCGCCAAATGAAGGGCGGAGTTCACGGTTTCTAGGGTTGATCATGTACTCTATTGGAGCAGCAATGGCCTGCTGAATCAATCTTCCCGGCAATGTCAAAGCATTCGCTACGACGTTCGTTGTAATAGAGCGAAGCGTCAACAAGTTACCTTGCATGATAGTAGAGAGTAATGTCCCCCACGTAGGAGCATTGAATTTTTGGAAGTCATTGAGAGCACCGATAGCATCTTCAAGTCTCTTTTGAGATTCCTCAACTAGTTTGTCTAGTGTATCAAACTCTTCGGGATCAGCATCTAATACCTTATCTACATTTGAATCAAAGGCATCCTTCGCTGCGATGTATTCTTCAACAATAGTTGTGAGGTCTTCTATCGCATCTTCCTTAAGAGGAGTTCCCTTTTGCTCATACTCATTTGTGATGAGTGCAACCATACCTTCCGCGGTCTTGCCTTTTATCTCACCGAATTGACGGAGCAGTTGTCCAAAGGTAGTACCCATCTGTGTCAACTTCGCGAGCTCGGCTTTGTATCCTGTGATGTCCCCCTCCTTACGCAACCGCTCAAGGTATTCCACTTGTGCAAGTACAAGGATGTTTCCATCGGTATTGAAGTCTAGCCCACCACTCACTGAAGTGATGTCACGAAGTGTGTTGGTATTCAAGGTGGCTACCACTTGTGCGGTAGACATCCCTGAAAGATTCTCTTGGATATCTCCTATGCTTTGTGGTTCATAGAAGAACTCTGATGCTTCCTCACCCGGCTTGAGTCTACCTTTTTGAGCACGACGTGCGGCATTGAGAATGGACTCACTAAAGGCTACCTCTTGAGGCACGCCTCCTTTGAGCATGTCCACGAATTTCTCCGTGGCCTTTCTCATCTTTAGAGCAGCCCTTCCGGTAGCGTCGCCATCACCTCCGGGTGTACCTGTCTCGGCACCTGTTCCGCTAGGTAAATCTCCTCCAGCCAATTGTCCTTCGTCAGCGACTTGCCCTTCCGTAGCAGTTCCTTCGCTATCAGTAGGTCGGTACCAACTAGGGTGTTTAATATTTCTTCCTCTTGGCGTGTCTGTGTCTGTGTCTTTTTCATCAAAGTATTTTTTAATTTCATTTTGTACATCTGCAATATCTTCTCCCTTATAGTCATTGTAGATTTTTGCAATGTCTGATCTACTAGTGTTATCACGAAGGGTTGATGGCATAAACAAACGAATGACCTCCCATGTAATAGATTGCATCTCACGAGGAAGGATGCCTCTTTGTTTGGCCGCTTCAACATAAGCGTCAAGGTAGGCCCAATAGTTTCCTGACAATGCATTAACGGAAGACGACATGATACCCGCCCCTCCAAAGTTTTCATTTACGGCGGCGCTTGATTGTCCGTAAGGCATAAGTTCTGCCGCGGCAACAGCATGGGTGTCCATAGTAACATCACCATCCGTAGCGTCTGGGTTAGCGATGTTATTGTAGAAGTGTCTAATCTTATGGCTACCACCGAGCAGTTCACTGATCATAGCGATGTCGTTATTCTCAAACATCATCACAGCCTTCGCCATGTTAGAGAAACTTTGAGTGACTACCTTTCTAGGTGAACCATCCTTTGTAGTATATGTTCCTAGGTCATCACCAATAGGGCTATACACTTGTACAGTGTCAGGCATGTAGACCTCTCTATAGTAGCGGATAAACTTGGCTTTCTCTAAAGCATCCATACTATTAAGAGTTCTTCCTCGAAGAGCATCCATGGAATCCTTGAAAGAATCAAAAGCAACACGGTCTTTCTTCAATAGTTTTGAAGGGGTCATTTTCTTACCCTTCGCCTTCTTCTTGTAGACTTTGCTATTGGCTCCGGTTTGACGGAAGGACTCTAGTTTTCTTTCGATGGCCATGTTGTACATGGTGTCATCGAATGTAGACTCTTGATTGTTGAATAGAACCTCGGCAATGTTGTAGGCGTTTTGGATATTGATAAACCAATCCGCACCAGGAGATAGTGCCGCTAGTATACCCGCGGACTGCTCAACCGAAATGTCATACTTGCTGGACATGTCCTTGGCAATCTTGTTCGCCCCATCATACCATCTACGCATGTACTCGCGAACCTCGGGATCGGCAAGATCGTGAAGGAATAATAGGTTAGAAACCACGCGATCCTTGAATATTTCGTACACTCCATCGGCCCATTCTTTTTGGCTTTGGAGTTTTACCGAACCTTTATCGATGGCGCTTTGTGGATTTAACACCACCATGTTTTGTACAAGGCGAGGGCTTTTAGTTTCGTCTGCTTGATTGTCCGCAAAAGACACAGCATCAAAACCCGCGGCCTCAAGAGCACTAAAGTATTTCTTACGCTCTTTCTTGTTAAGTATAAATGGAATATCCTCTAAAGGAATTTCTCTAGCCTCCGTACCTTCTATGTCTATCAACATAAAGAACATAGAATCACCTTGGGCATCGTATTGAGCCATCTTTGCCGGGAACAGTTTCCTTGCCACCTCTAATGCTTTTTCTTCAGAGGCTACTCTTGACTCTTGAATATATACCGGGTTGAGTAGTTTGCTATCAACACTTTCTCCTGGGTCTTGAAGGCGTAGGTAATCCATCGCCTCTCCTTCCTCGGGAGAAATGTAAAGAGGTCTATCGTTAGAAATATCCTCAAGTCCATAACCACCATGGTAAGCAGTGACCATACCCTCTCTAGAGTAGTCCTCTTTAGGCATCTGATCAATGAAAGAAGGAACCTCTACATCAACCATCAACGGGTGGTTTTTAGTATTTGTAAGAGCTACGGCGTGGTCTACATATATAGGTCTAACATTTTTGTTAGCCGCAGGTATCTCACGCACCGTTGCTGACGACATATCAAATACATCTGTAGCAACCCCTCGGCTTTTCGCGATGCCTTGACCTACGCGTTTACCCGCAACGATACCTTCTTTAAGTTTGTCTATCGAGGCTTGATTTAATGCGGCGCGACCATCTAACAATTCATTGCGTGACTGATCAATCTTCTCGGCTACTTTTTGTTGGAACAGTTTGTTATCTATCTCTGCATCGATACCTTCTTCTAGGTTGACTAGGTGTTCACTCATGTAAGATAGGTAGTCGATACGTTGCAATGGATCAGCGATGTTGTCGGCATCAGCAAGTAGTTGATTCATTGTTTTAGGAACACGCTTACCCGTAAGGTACCAAGTCACATCCGAACCAAAGTTTCTAGTGTATGCTTTGTATTCTTCTTGTTCAATATTAAATACTCTATTTGATGGGCGTGCGCTAGGGTCTAAAGAGAACGTCTCTAGGTACGGCTCTACACTTGAACTGTTCTCATCCTTATCCAAGAAGGTTATTTCTTTTAGGCTAACCGCAGGTGCCTCGAGATCGATTAGGTCAAACATAATCTTTCTCATGCCCTCATCAAACTCAATCATACGCTCTCTATCCAAGAAGCTCTCGGCGTCAGCGATACTTTCAATCTCTGCCGGCTCAACACCATATGCATCTTTGTAAAGGGTACGAGCATACAAGATATCCCCAAGAGGCATCATTGATTTTCTAATGAGTTCTTTTGCTACTTGGTTTGCTCTTTTCTTATCACCCGTGCTAGAAACAATATGGTTGTATATCTTAACAGCATCTAGGTAGGTGGCATGGTATATGTTATCATTGTAACTGCCCAAGCCAGGAATCCATCCTATGCTGTCCGGGTGCATATGCGTTCTATATAGCGCTCGGTATTCTTCACTGTCCAAGAAGCCGGTTGTATCTTCTCCCGTTCTACGAATCTCTGCGCCCTTCATATATGTTTCAAGCGCCTCTAGAGGCAAGCCTTTAACGGGAGCGTATGACATTGCTCCGGCCTCAATAATATCTTGATAGACATCGCTTTCATCTAGAAGTAAACTCTCATCGCCATCTAGATACTCATTGATATCATCTGCATATACATGTCCTTGGAGTTCTTCGTTTTCGTAAATACCTAGAAGTACCATGTCGTCACCTATAAGAATCATCGGTGCCTTTGTAACTCCTTGTATGAGCAGTTCTTTATGGATTCCGGAGATGTCGTTTAATACTTCTTCAGCAAGGAACTTATCTCCTCGTGTACCATCAATGCCTCCGGGGCGTCCGGTACCACCCGTTACGGTAGACCTTCTAACCGTGGTCCCACGATCAGGCATCAAAGCAAAGAACCTAGGCTGTAGTGATTCTCCTGGATTGAGTTTATCTATCTTTGGACTAGACTGTAGTTTACCTTCTTTCCAATTCTCGGTATACCCTTCTGCAGTACGAGGCATAAAGAACCCACCCGTAACGATAGGTAGACGGAGGTTTCTAGAGGAAGGAGTGCCGTCGGCTTTCTTCCCTTTTATAGACAGGTCTGTTTCTGTTTTATAAGTATTCCAATCTACATAGGTTTCTATGTTGTACTCCGTATCTTCTTCTAAAGCTTGATTAGCAATCTCAAAGACCTCAACAGCCCCGAGTCTCATGCCTACGCTAGCATCAATTTCTCCCCATTGATCAGGAAGTAGGTTTAAGTCTTCGATGTCACCCATCGCCTCAATAGCCTCTTCCTCCGTAGCATATACTATATCCTCTCCATAGTTTTGTCTTCGCTCCCAATATTCACGAGAAGTGAAAGCAAATGTTTCGCCACTCCCTTTAAGGTTTAACTGCTTTATAGTTTTAGCGTCGAGGCCTAGAATGTCTGCAAGCATTAAGATGCTAGCACGGCCACCGTCCGAGACCGGTTGTGTTCTATATGGTTGGCTTACACGTTGTTTGATAGGCTTACCTAGTCGCGTTGCAATAGCAAAGGTTTCCGCTAACTTGGTAAAGGATGTATCATCCGTGATTGTTAGTTTCTTAAGACCAATGGCAGTAAGGGCCTTGTTAATGATACGTCTTAACTTACCTCTTAATGAAGCGTCGATTTGATTTAGGTTGGTAGTGTAGCCGGCAAGCACCTTCATCACAACCTCTTCTTGGACCATTGCTTCTATTGCGGCATCACTCATGCCTAGACTCTTTCCGTATGCGGTGTATGCAGCGCTGATCGCCTCAACATCCACACCTAAAGAACTGTTCTTTTTTGCTAGGTCTAGAACTTCACTATATAATCTTCCACGAACTTTATCATCCGACATGATGCCTCCAAAGCCTGCGTGTGCAAATTCTTCTTTGATGACAGCATCACTCGAATCTATAGTAAGGTGGATGGTGTTTGTGCCAAATTCATAAAATGCCTCTAGACCTTCTTGACCTAGAGCGGCGTTAAGGTCTTCGGTGTTGTTCCAAAAGACAACATTTACATCCTTGCCTATATTATCACTCAAGGCTTTAACAAGACCGTTCACTGTTTTAGCAACACGCTCGGTGATTCCTTTTCTAGGAAGTATGTTCTTGACTCTAGAGCGAAGCGCCGGTTGTGGACCTTTAGGTGCTGCTTCCGTTGGTGGCGTTGGCGCCTCCTCGACAGGAGTTACGGGTGCTTCTTCGGCTACCGCTTCCTCTGTAGTTTCTTCAATTGGACCCCCAACAAGTTCTTCGTTGGTGTCAACAATAATCTCATCAAGACTTCTTGTGTCCTCTTGTTTTGATTTTGGCTCGCTAAACAAGAAGGCAACCTCTTGAGCTGTGTCCCCTCTAAATGTTCTGTTTCGACCCTTTGCATCTTTTAATGTGACGCTAACAACCTCACCCTGATCATTGAAGTTTACCGACTTCTTACCACGAGGAGCAGTGTATTGCTTGCCTCGTATGGTAAATGATCCGTCCTCATTGAGGCTACTTTCAATCGTGCCAAACCCAGCATCTTCAAATGTCTGATCGCCAATGTCTTCAATGTTTCCAATCTCGGTAATGTTTCCATTAGCCTCAATAATAGATACCTTTCCTCCCTCATCTACTTGGACAAGTCCTCGAACAATACCTGTAGGTAATTTCACTACGGCTTGTTGGTTAAGGCTCTCACTTATTGTTGGGGTTACAGGAGCCGGTGCTTTAGTAACGGGTGTAGGTGCTACTCCTTCAACAGGCACCTCGACTGTAGGTGCTACTTCCGTGCCAAGAGGAGTCTCACGAGCAGGCTCTCTGTTAACGATTTGTTTTATTTCTCCATAGATGCGACCTATCTCTTCAACCTTTGCTTTGTAGCCAGGCTCATTTTTCTTGAAGCTTCGTAGTTCCGCAATATGGTTTACTAGGTTATCGGACAGTTCTGCTACACGAGCGCGTTCATTCTCGGGAAGGTTTTGTAGCGTCTCAATATTTCTATTGAGCGTAGTATACTTTTGCTCTTGTAGTTTTCTAGCATTCTCTCTATGTGTAGCACGTGACTCACGAGTCTTTGCTTTACGAGCGGCTTGACGTTGCTCCTTAATCTTCTGATCTATAGCGGTCACTTCTCCATAGTTCATGGTCGTTGCCACCGTTGTAAGTTCATGAGCATCTTCAGCCATAGTAGCAAAGCGGATATAGTCTGCCTCGGCTTGACTTATATCTTTATTCTTTATTGCTAGGTAGGTTTGAACGGGAGCAGTTTGAATCCCTTGACCTATAAATTCAAGGGCAATACCCTTAAGGTCATAGATGGTTCCTGTCTCCGTCAACTGCCCCAATGCCTCACCCGTAGAACCGGCAACGCCTTCAACCGTCTCCGTCAACAATCTAGATGTAGTTGTAGAATATCCCTTCTTTAAAAATTGCTTGAGTATAGCACCTCCAAAACGAGCAGTCACCGCATCGACAATAGCGATAGGGATACCCTTCTTTAACCCACGCTCGCGTGCCTCACCCATAACTTCCGGGTCTTGTGTAGCACGTAATAGTTCTTCAGGGTTTGTGGTATCAAGTCCTAATTCATTGAAGACCTCTAAAATCTTTGATGAATATTCTAACGCAAGACCTTCACGACCAAATGCAACAGGAGCAAGTGTGCCACCTGAAGCCACAGAAACTCCAATGTTTACCGGGTCGATCATGCCTGCCCACATTGCCGCTACCGATTCAAGGACCGGGCTAACAACACTAGACAATACAACATCAACTCCCTTTAAGAATCCATTATCTGTGTCCCAAGAAACCGCTTGGTTCTCACGCAATAGTTTTTGATAGTATGCAAGTGCTGTAAAGTCTACCTCATGAGTATCAATCAATGGGTCAAACATATCCGCTTGACGCTTACTGATCATCGCTCTATTGTAAAAACGAACAAGGTCCTTTCCCACACCAGCCTCTTGACCCGGGGCATTCTCCTCATCAATCAACCAAAAGGAATATATATCTTCCCCGGGAGTTAGGTATCCTTCATATAATGTATTATGATTAGCAACCTTTAAACCAAGGTCTTCCGCGGCCTGATCAACATCCATGCCTTTATCCAACCAATAAGCCACATTGGTTGCTTCTTGAGCGGCACCCTCAAAGTCGATAACAGTCTTGTATCGCTCTTGATTCTCTATAGTGATACCCTCTTGTTCTAATGCTTGGGCAGTGTACTTGCCGTAGTCGTAGATATAGGTCTCATTAAATATTTGATTTAGAGGCTTCTTTTCTTCTTGAGAACGCTGCACCATTTGATTGGTAGCCTGCTCCGCCTTCTCATCACTATAACCTAAATACTTGTAGGTGTCGTATGCTTGTTGGTAAGATACGTTAGACATATCTTCAACCAACTTCTTTTGCTCTTCTTCAAATACCTTTTCTTCAAGAGCATTCTTTTTACCTACCGCGGACTCACCGCTATAATCATACCCTAGACCTCCAGCGTATTTCGAGTCTTCCGATTTTGAAAACCCAGTCTCTTCCACTGCTTGTTGATAAAGCTCTTGAGATGTAGGAAGTTGGATTTGCTCTTCTTTTTTTTTTACAAATTCAGAACGAAGTTGTTCCATAGCAGGCTCCATATCTACCATGGAGTAACCATTCATAATACCGGTACGAAAAACATTGTTCTCATACTTGGTTAATTCTTCTTGGGTCTCAAGGTTAAAATAATCATCACTAAATTGACCGCGTAGATATTCTAGAATTTCTTCGTTCATTCCTTGTTATTTATTGAATGGTAATCCTTGTCTTGTTATTTCGTTATAGAAACTTTCAAATAATTTAGGGTCGTCAACCACCTCTGTTTTAGAGATAAGGTCTTTACGGAAATTATATGTAGTTCCTAGGTTTGCTTTGTTAGTGGAATAATCTAACATCGCTTCTTTAAGTTTGTCTCCTTGTAATTCATTACCGCTCATGTCAACAAAGTTAACCATCTCTTGAGCGTAGTCCACAACAAGTTCGTTGCCTACAACACGGTACCCACGAATTCTATATATATCTACAGGAGTTTCTTCGGAGCCTGGGTCACGCTCTACATAAACGGCCACAGGGTTTTTGAGTAGGTCGATCTCATACTTATTTTCGCCTACCAACTTTGATGTGGTACCGCTGTATGGATTTGTCTTCTCGGCCTCATCTTGCATTTGAGACTGCTTGATACCTAGTATTTCGTTTTTAGCATTTTCTAGGTAATATTCTTTAGCATCTTGCTCCATACCTTCGGAAGAAAGAATCGCTTGAGGCGTTGTGTTCATCACTTCGGCATACGTCATGATAACACTATTCTTAAGGTTGGCATCCGAGTTGTATTCAGCGTCAAAGAAAGAGCCGAACTGATCTACCTTATTAGATACAATAAGCGGTTGCGCCTTCTTGTATCCGTAAGATATAGGATCAGTATAGTTGAAGCGACTCTTTGGTGTAAATACTAGAGCAGTTTCTTGGTCTGCTTTGTAGCGACCTCCATACACACTTCCGTATTCCGTTTGACCATTTCTAGAATCAACCATCTCTACTTGTAAGGTTTCAGGGTTGTAACGGACATCATCAACACGCCCCCACTTTTGATTGTAACGAGATTGCATCTCATCCGGAGACTCCTCATATTTCTCGTTATCCATCATCCCTCTTACTAGGGTATTGTTATCTGAACTGTATGCGGCAGGAGCAACACTTAAAAAGTTTTGAGCGTCCGAAACGATAGTCATTAATCGGTTGAGGTTTTCTTGACTAGGGTCTAAAGAGTATTTGTTTAACTCCGTAGTATACCCTTGCATATATCCTTCTTGAAAGATTTTCTTGCTTTCAGCATCAAGCCCTCCTATCTTACCTTGAAGCGTAGAGAACTGCCCCTCAATACGAGAGGTGATATTATCTTGGCGCTTACGCTCGGCTTCAGCCTCTTGACGCATGCGCTCTTGCAATTGCATCTGACCACGAATACCCTCGATGGTAGTCTTGGTTGTTTGTGAGGAATAATCTAAAGGCTTACTTAATAAACTCATTTGGCTTTCTTATCAAATTTAGTAAGTAGGCTAGTCACGTATTTACCTAGTGGAGACTTTTCTTTACTCGCTAGTTCCTTAATCTTTTTAGACTGTTCCGGATTGAAGATATACTCACCACCTGTAGCCTCACCTATCTTTTCTCCGTTTTGAACAAGGTCGATGGGGTTAGAGTCATGGTCAAATTCACCGGGAGTCTTCATTCCCGTTTTAGCGAACGCACCATCTGACAATCCTTGATTAGCCATGTTTTGACCAAACGCAGAAATAGTCGATGCAAAAGCATCGGTAGCACCTGCCTGCATTTGTCTACCTGCTTGGTAGCCCGCTTGTGCGCTTTGTAGATCAGACATGTATTGACGAGCACCAAGTTGTGTGTTCATGCCGCCTGCATATTGTTGTGCTTGGGCGAGAGATTCTAAAGCCTTTAATTCACTTTGTTCTTGTTGGGCCTGGATACCGTAAATGTCTTGTGTTGTTTTACGAGCGGCCCCAGTCAACCCACCTATCAATCCACGTGCACCCCCCGCCGTGGCAAGAGTGTCGGATATAGTTGCTAGATTTTGTTGGGCCTGTTCCGTAGCGATTTGCGAAGCCCTCCCTTCTTTTGCTTTTTCGTAAAGGTCAAAGTATTCTTCAGGAGTCTCCATTTTAGGCATACCTTGAGCGCGAAGTTCTGCCTCCATGCTCTCCGCCTTCTTGGCCTCTTTTCTACCTTGATAGCCTTGGATGCCAGAGCTAATCGCTTGTGCTCCTAGACTTGCGCCCGTGCCTATAAGGTACATTGTAAGTGGATCCATAATGAGTTATAATTTACAAAGTTAATTATTTATTTGCAACACTTTGCACTCCCAAATTGCTGTGTAAAGTTTCGTTATTAAAGTGCATATTTACCGCAAACAATTCTATCTTATTACTAGAATGTGAGCTTTGGAAATCTACCTTGCAATAGTAGTCTCTTAACTGATCGCCTTCCTCTTTCGCAGAAAGTGATAACACCACTATAGAGTTTACAGGTATACTTGAGATTGAAGCACTTGCAGTAATCTTCTTTGATGTATCTACACTAGCAAGGTTTGCAGAAAGGCTTGTAAGCGTGCCCGCATTGTCGTAGTATAACGCTGCACCGATAGGGAGCGGTTGTGTATTCACCTTATTCTTAAATGTGATTTCCGTACCATTGGTTACCGCTGTAGCCGTCTCCCCAATAACAATATAATTTCCCGTCGAGTTTTGAGTATCTCTAGGAATAGAGGCTACAAACTCTCGCTCTCTTTCGTCGTAATCATTTACGGCAATAGTCGTTTGCTGATCGCTAGTTGAAAGCGTTGCGGACCACGCCTTGTTTCCTTCAATGCTAATAGTATCATATGATTTAACCGCACTAGCATCAAGGTTAGAGACAACCGAAAATTTAGCGGGGTAATTTACATTGTAGAATCGACCATATGTAGAATTTACCCCATGCTCCCACATCACTTGGGACTTATTATTATCAATACCATCCCCATAAAAAGAGAAAAACTTATCATTGATATTGCTATACAAGTTAGGCTTGAACGAATAAAAAGATGTCCACTGTTTCTTTTGATGGTCAAAGGCAACTGTAAACCCGGTATATGTAGATATGTCTTTTGATGTAATTACATATTCATCATTGTCGGGGTCATACCCAGCGACAATATCCATTTCAGTTTTATTAGAAACAATCAAGTACTCCGAAAACTTTGAATCAAAATAAGAGTCCATGTTGTTGTCGCTAATAGGATAGATACCATCTCTTGATATACGTAATACCTTTTGCGCTTTAACATCTACATAGTACATAATACCAAACCGCTCAACGATTGCCGCGGGGTATCCACTCGAACCAAAGTCACCGGCGTAGTATGAGGCAGTACCTAATACATTACTACTAACTACAACATTACCATCCGTAAGTGTTTGGAGCAGTTGTCTATTTACTTGGGCGAATCCTACCTTGTGCTCTTGGAATATGTATAGCCTATCCGTCTGATCTATTAGTCGATCAATTTTTCCATGACGTATATCATAGTCAACAAAGTTTGCTGTAGATACATTGAAAGAAGAAAGACTCAACTTGTCTCCATCAATGACGTATGGATCAGAATAAGTAATACTAGCTCTTCGCCTTACTTCCCTAGCATCATCTAAAATAGCATGAGGTCGGCCACGGCTTGTATAGTCGGAATTAAAGAAGTCGCTATATGCATTTGATTCAACATATAAAACATCGTATTCATATCCGTCATAGTCGTCTTCATCATATTTACTAGCGCCACTATCAAATGGAGCAGATAGGATTTCTCTAGGTTTAAAGTATACGTCACCATCCTCAAGGATTACCACAGGAAACCCACCATCGGTAGTGTCACCAACGTGTGCTCCAGATACGATGTCGTACACCTCTCCTATTTCGTGGTAGACAATATCATTATTAACCTTTTTAGGAGACGCTATCTCTACAATAACTCTTTGGCCCCATTTGTCACTTCCCGCAACAACGTCCGCAAGGCTCCAGTCGTCCAATGGCTTATTGCCATAGTCTTCATCTCTAATAACAACAAAGGTCGACTTACGAGGAGGAGTTACTTCAGCCGCAGTGGTCACTACTTCCTTACCTATGACAGCAAATTCATAACCATCGATATACTGACGTGTCTCGTTATCATCATAGTATGATACAATCCTTAATATATCATTCTCACTATAGGTATAGTCAATGTTTGCTCCCCTATCGTTTACATATGAATTAGGCTTACCTTCTAATGGGAAGAGGTCTAGATAGATACTGTTCTGACCCTCGTTGGTACTAGCGTCTGCAGTAAGTTTATGAGCACCACCAACACCAAACTGCAAAAAGTCGGTGTATGTTTCATTGCCTGCATATACAATTTGATATTTCGTAGCCCATGAAGGTGGGTTGTGCTTAATCTTTAGATGTATCCTTACTCGTCCCTTATTTGTTGAACGGCTAGGATCAGCATAACCACCTACATATACGCCGTCAATCTTTTGAACGAATGAAGACCTTCCTTTATCATCGTAATACACAATGCCAAAACTGTGTATGGCGCTAGTTTTAAAACTAGTAATACCCGCTTCATAAGCATATTGTATATTGATAGGTAGGGTCATGTTGGTATGTAGAACATACTCAATATTTGCTGGGGGTATGCTTGTCGCTACCGTTGCGTTAGGGTCGTTAAATAAAGTTCCATTGACCGTAATCATACGCCAACCCGTAAGAGTGTTTAAATGAACCTTGGTTTGTAGGGTGACAATATCAAGGTCGATCTTGCGCTTTGATGTAACCGAATAAGCGGTGTCCTGATCAAAGTCAATCTCTATGCTAGGGAAATCTAACCCCATCTCTACCGGGTCACCCGGGTCATGGTTATGGCCCGTGCCGTCCGATGTAATTACATATCCTGTGGCGTTGAAGTTAACTCCGTTATTTACATAGGAATAAGATATATTCTCCTCGGCATCTAGTTGGGATGCTAACTCATCAAGTATCTCGTCCCTAGTCATAGTAACCGAAGGCACCACAGTTGCAGATAAGACTACTTGTCTATTGTAAAAAGGAACATCGACGTATGAACCTACATCATTTGTTTTACCAACCCCCGCTGTAAAACTATGGGAACCGTCATCAAAACTCTCGCTAAATAAATAGGCCTCAACTTCAGCCTGCCTAGAAAGCCTAAACGCACCCGAAGGACCACCGGTTAATGTAACGCGCAGGGTTATGATAGCACCATCATTGTATGTCGAGGCCATAGAGGTCCCATCAATAACTATATGACTAGGTCCCCCATTAGGTTGTTCTAGTGTTGCAGTGATTACCCCAGGGTCTTCTACAGTATCGTAGACTACCGATGAATCTACATTTATTGAGATGTTGTTAAAGCCTTCAGTGTAATCGCCATACATAAGACGGTTGCCTGATATCGATTGGGCGTTGGCCTTGAGTGGGACATTGTCATATATCTTATCGACTTCGGTAGTAGATACCGCTGGGTAGGAGCCATCATTAAAAAATGTAAATGTGCCAGTCGCAGTAGATGGATTATCAACCTCCCCTATCTTATAAAAAACTGTAGAGCCACCTAGACGAGAAAGTATACGCACCTTCTTAACTTCACTGTCCCCACTTGTGAATGTTAGCGTAAGCTTGTTATTTAGTGTTTGAAAGGAAGTGTTTACCACACCCTCACCATACGTATTGGGATTGATTGCTAGTTTAGAATAAGTACTAATAGCACTGTTCTCCCCATCTTGATATATATATTGATAAGCAAATTGAAAAGACTTGTCAATAAGGTTGTTTTGCAAGTAGTTGGTGTCGGTAGAATACTCAAAGGTTATAGGCTCGAGCGGTGGTGATTTACATACCTCTAAAAATTCTTTACGCTCGTCATCGCTATAGTAGTTCAATCCGTCAGGATCAGCCCATATATCACTTTTATCCGCAATTGCTCTATCAACATTTATCTTTCTTGGAGGATTAAATCCGTCAGTAAAGTACACCAAGGTTTCATCCTTGTCGTTGAATACAACATTAGCCTCTATGAAGGTGTTGTCTTGAAAGTTTAATACACTACTTTGAAATATACGCTCATAGTTTCGTGATTCAACATCGTACTTATAGATAGTGTCTACACCGGCTAGTTGAGCGTTAGAGGTCACATGAACAAAAAAGATTATCTGTTGCTTCTTTGCAATAGATACTTGACCAAGAACTTGGTATACATCGGAGTCTATTTCAAAGGGCAGTTCATCGTTTATGTTTGCAGCGAGTACCGCTTGATTTCCCTTGATAGTTTTCAATATACCAGCATCGCCGTCATCGTCCGAGGAGATGCGGATATTCTCTGCATTGGTCATCTCAACAGCCTTGACGAGTCTTTCATCGTCGGACTTATTGAGGTATTGTGGTACAATCTTGTTTATCATTAGAATTTAGGAGATTGCTTAAAGTTCTTACGAATCGTTTTAAGTGCTTCGTCCTTGCCAAACGATTTCATTCTAGAATTAGCGAGTCTTCTTTCGTTGTAGTATTCTTGTCGTGCTCTTGCCTTCTCACCCAATGGAACATCAGACTTCTTCTCAATAGACTTAAAGTATATGTATGAGCGTAAAGCAGATTCCATATAAATGTGTACCGAAGGATTTTTACTACGACCTTCATCACAAACATATTCCATGACGATTTCGCTAATGTCTTCACCAGCACTTAATTCAATGCGATTTTGATCGAGGTTAATTCTATATTCCCCGGTATATACTCCACCACCTAAACCATAGAGCGCACCCATGGTGTTTTCGTACAAGTAGTTTCTAAATACGTAAGAGTCGTATCCTCTTAATCCGTCGTACTCTACAGTAGGGCTATCTACATCTACACGGTCATACACACCATCGTTATCGCTGTCACTTGCATTTGCAGCAACAAGGTCGTTACCGGCACTAACATCATACTTCTGTGCGATATGTAGGTTTTTGTTTTCTCCGTATACATAGACTAGACCATCCGCACCAATGACACCTATCTTTACTAGGTCGACATAATCGTCGGGCAGTTCAACCGTATTGTTGGCACTGTTTATAGAAAGCTTTAGAGAACGGATTCTGTTGGACATGTCAAAGCCCATCTCACGAATTCCCCTCTTCGCATAAGTTCTAATTAATGTATCAGAAGCATTGTTGCCATAGTCATCACCTTCCATGGTGATGATATAATCACTAACAATCTGATCTAACGTGGTGTAATTACGAGCCATTATTTAGCTTTTTTAATTTCTTCGGACTGCCCATAAGTATATACGTCCTTGTCGCGAAGGTTAATACCTATTAGTTTAGCAAGCTCACTTACTAGTTCAGGGACATAGTGATCAGGCAATTCAAAGTCGATACTAGTTGCTGGGTTGTTAATGTTCACACCATTTGTTGTGGTGTATCCATACGATGGGAGGCTTACTGATTTCGCCCCGGTAGTTGGTACAATACCTTGCGGGTACTTATAGTAAGACACTCTAATATTGCTAATAGTCGTAGGGAACACTTCTATATCACCAGAGACTAAAGCAATAGGATGGGATGCGCTTGGCGCAGAAAGGTCACTCTTAAGTATATGATCGATTTTTGATTCGTCGTATACCACCTCGATATTTGTGCGTGTACTTTGATTCATGATTACACTTCCTATAGTCGTAACACCTATGAGGTAAATCATGTCATCAGGCTTTTGAAATACACCGTTCACACGACCTATGTTCATCGTCTTTGCAAATACAGAGAGGTCCTCTTTTGCATTGTTTAATTTAGAAAAGTTTCTACCCTCATCTATTCTACGAAGTCTTTTAACAAGTCCTTCGGAGGATGAATCATAGATTTTTCTAAAAACATTTATCTGTGCTAATTGCGCAAAATTATTAAACACGCTAGGCGTAACAAATCCCTTTTGTTCTTTGTTAGCCAAATCTTTTAATGTATTGTAAACGACACTGACGCTTGCCATATGCTTGAAATATTGTTTTACAAATATACCAAAAAGAAAGGGGCGGTATTGACCGCCCCCCTCTACATCGCTAACATGAGTGTAAGTGTTAGAGTCTTGATACTTTTTGTTCTAACTCACCTAGTACTAAAGAGCCTTTCTCTGTCATACAAAAGCGTGTAAGAACATCTACGCTATCTTGACCAACAGGCGTAGAAACAATTAATCGACCACTATCAAACCAATATGAACCGTTCTCATCGGTCTTAATGATTTGATACATCTCGGCAGTCTTTATCGTAGAGCGTACACCAACAACGGGGTTGTCAAATGCACTAATGAATTCAGCAGGGTTTGAACGTGCCTCTTGCAAAAGGTCAAAACGAATCTCGCTACTTGGTCGATCGATACTCATATTGTAGAACATTGCGATAGGGAGCAGTTCTTCAATGTGTTTGTCGCGTACCATTTGCACAGCGTCAAGTGTTTGGAATTCGTTGTTGAGTTGTTCTTCCGCAGTCTTTGCGTTGTCAACCAATTCAAATCGATTGCCGCCATTAGCCTTGTTGCCCGGGTGCTTTGATAGATACTCAATTAGGTTGGGCTTTGTATAAGGAACATATAACAATCCGTCACGGAACATGATATGCTCGCGTTGCGCAAATTGACTTTGCTCATCACGCCATACGGACTGTTCATTAGGGCAGTATCGCAATTCGCGAATCGTGTTTTTCCCCTGATCATAAACAGTAACTCCTGTTTGGGGAAGAGAGTATACAATACCTCCACCTGAAATCACACGGTATAGTTTATCTTTTTTCTCCCATGAATCCGTAGGAGTTTTTACCGTAGGTGGGGTTGTTTTTTTAGGGGTAGGAATCTCTTCGATTGAAGAAGAGATATCAATAGACGGGGAGTTTTTTCTTGGTCTCCCTCCAGTTTTTTTTGGAGCAGTAGTTGCCATTGTTAAAGTAATTAAATTAAAATCCAATAAAATAAAAAAGATAAGGGGAGGAAACCCTCCCCCTATCCTAGGTGATTATGCTGTAATCAAAGCGTGGCGGTTAGCACCACGAGTGACCAAACATACTTCAGAGCGGTAGTTAAACTGCGCGAAGTCATTTCCGTCAGTACTAGCACCCAAAACAGAACCTGTAATCCAGTGCTCCATCTCGCGAGAGTATCCGTTAGAAGCCTTGTAGTTCAACTCCAATGATGGGTTGCGGTCTCCACTTTGTGGGTCAACCACAGTAGAAAGAGGAATTGCAGCACCAACAAATTCTTGAGCAGAACCTAACAATGTTGGGTCGTTCAACAATTTCCAGTCATGCTTGTGGAAAGTGTAACCACCACGAGTGAATGACTTGAATCCTAATTTAACAGCCATGTCAGAGTCGTTGTTAAACGCACCGAAGTTAGCCGCTAAACCTGTAGTCGTACCACCAGAAGCAGTGTGACCCGCTGCTGCCAACATATCGTCGATAGCCAAGTCTTGAGTACGGTTTACATATAGAGCGTATTCTGGGTTTGCACCTTGCTTGTCAAACTCTTTGATAAGAGCATCGAAGTCAGTCAATGCAGTCATTGCTCCACCTGTAACATTGATACCGCGATCAGCGATAGCCGCGAAGTAACCTTCAGAACCAGAGATACCGCTCAATGCTGCATCGTTTTGAGTTACTTTTTGACCTAACAACATCATCATTTCACGCTTGTCCATGAAACGCTGACGAGTGTCTGCTTCGTTTTTCAAGTACCAACGGTAATCTCCGTTACCCAAGTTAATCCAACCGATGTTGGTTGCTTGAGAACCAGATACTTTGTATACTTCTTTCAAGATCATGTAATCGTTTGTACGCTTGATTACGTTGCTCTCGAAGAACTCGCTAGGCTGATCTGTACCTTGTGCGTACAAGTTACCAATGATTGCGAACTCACCGCTACCTACAGCAATTTCAGGAAGATTAGACTCCAACAAGTGCTTGATAACAAAAGAAGTACCAGGAGTTGTAGCAGAAACGTAAGCACGCTCACCAGCAGGAAGCAATACAACATCACCAACGCGAACATTAGTATCGTTACTACCTACAGTAACTGTTTGTGATTCACCCGCAGCAATAGCCGAGCCTGACACAGTGTACTTCTGTACTTGGTGAAGACGAGTTTCTTCCCACCATTGTACTTGGTCGTTTGTACCAGCAGCCTTAACTGCTCCAGTCAACTTCAAGAAACCAGTGATACCTTGGTCACCGAAGGTCTTTACCAACAAGTCACGGTTATCCGGCTTGTTAATTTCGTCAATGTAATCGCCCAACGCTGAATACTTGTCAATCGTTGCGCGGCGAATGTTGCCCTGTGATGGGCTGTCGGCATCGTTAAATGCGCCTGTAATTCCAAAAGCCATAATATTTTATTTAGGCGTTATTATTTAAATCGCATCAAGGAATCCCCACCTTTAAATAGGGCGTCCATGATTTGTTTCTCTACTTGATTTGTTTCTTTACTTTGTTGATTTGGGCTAGAGGCGTCAATGTTTGCTGCTTTCTCAACGATTTTCTTTTGTCCTTTACCTAGTCCATATTGGTAGGCAGCCCGAACAATGTTCTCGATATTATCGACAACTGCTCTATGAGAACTCAACAACTCATGATTCCACTCTCCGTTATCATTAACATAAGGATCGAAGTACTCATCAAGTCGAGTGTTTTTGTCCTTTAGTTGATTCTTGTATGAATCTTCCAACGAGAAGGTAAACTCTTCTCCTTTTCCTAATTCAAATGTGAGTCCCTCCATATTGTCAACTATTGACGACATAGAAGAAATCCAATTATCATCTATTGGACTTTGAACCTCTTGAGCAGTTTCTTGCTTTGCGGGGAGCTTGAATCCATTTCGGACATTGTCAATCTCTTCCCTCGCCGCTTTCGCATCTAGTTTCAATTGGAGTTTAGAATACTCAACGTCTTCCGAATCAAATCGGTCTTCGTCAAGTTTATACTTTCGTCCAATCAAAAGGTCTAGTTCCGTTTGATTAAGATCAGGATTCTGTTGGGCAAGACTAATCCGTACCACAGTCATGTCATCCATTTCGGATGGGTTGAGCTGTTGATATCGGAACCAATCTTCAGGGCTACGCCCGGTTTGCTCTACAAAATCAGCAATTACCTTAATCGCTTCTGGCAACTCATTTGGTTCACTTTGAGTAGAAGTTGACTGGACATCTTCCCATGATTCATGGTTCACGCCGAATTTCTCATTGTAGTATTGTAGAAACAATGAGTCGATGTCTACATCTTCTTCTTCCTCGTTTGTCAAAGAACTTTCCGTTTTAGCAACGGGTTGCTCAATATCTTCTTGTACCTGCTCCTGTACGTTTTCTTGTACAGGTTCTTGTACAACTTCTTCTTTTTGTTGCGACTCTTGAGGTTGTGCTTCAGATTCAAAATTAGGGTCGTCACTTATTTGAACGCCCATTGCTTCTGCAGCCTGCTCAAGTGAAGATTGAACTGAACTAGCCATATGGATAAATTTAAATTATGTTACAAATATACCTATTCTACAATTTTTTTTAGAGGGGGTGTTGTATATGTGGAAAAGTATTGTTAGTATTGTTAATATAATTAACCAATTAAATTCAATAATCATGAAAAAGATGTTGTTAGTCGTCGCGACTATCTTCGCGACACAGTCAAGTTCCCAAGAACTTTTTAAAGAAGAACGTGTAATTCACGGCATTACCTACCTCGCTACATTCAATACACCTACAAAGGCCGTGTACGTGCAACAAGACTACTTCGACTTTACACTCGCGGCAGACAGTTTCTACGTCCAAGTTATGACTGATCTAGAGTGGGACGCGTTTAGAACATACTTAATGGTTGAAGAGGATGCTTTCTTTAGAAACGGTTTATACCACCTTCCAGATAATAGACAGGTGTTTAACACCGGGAAGAAAGATGATTTCTTTGACGGCACGTACATCTACCAACTTTTTGGTTCTGTAGATACTAGTCAATAGGTTTGGTTTGTTATTTCGGCTAGTATCAAAAAGAAGAGGGGCTTGCGCCCCTCTTTTTATTTTTCGTCTCCTTCACCGTATTTTCTTCGCCACTCATCAACAGCAGCCATACGAGCGTCTTGGTATACACCTTTTTGTTTTGCCATCTCGACGACCTCATCATACGAACCCATGCCCATATTGTTGCCATCGGTAACGGCGTATTTACCTCCAACACCGGCCTTACGTAATGCCTCCATAAGGTAGCTTTTGGTAATCATCTCTAGGTCTTTTAAGGCTTCGGATTTCTTTTTAGGATCGTCATCAACCATCCCCCCGTCTTCGTATTTAGAGAGTAGGCTCTTTGCCATCTCACGTTGTTTCGGGTCATCTAGCAATGCTTTTAACATACCACCGCTAGCATACATTTCTTTCATTGAGCCACCCTTACCGTATTCGGTCATGCCTCCTTTGGAATATTTTACTTTCATTTTACCTCCGTTTTCAAATCTTTTATTTCGTTTTCCTTTTTTGTTTTCTCTTGACGCAGCCTCTTCTCTCATGCGTTGCACATCTGGGTCATCATCAAATGGATCAGAACCACCAAACATGCTAGAGCCAAATTCACTGTCAAACGAATCCATTAGACTTGGTGCTTTCACTTCCTTAAGAGCTGGGTCTACAGAATAAGAATCCATAGCCTCATTGCTTTTGTGAGCTTTAGCATTAAGGAACTTCTCAACTTGTTCCGCTCTTTGAAATAAGTCTAGGTCTGGAAACTCTTTTACCAAGTACTCATCAAAAGCGATTAAGCGATCAGCCTCTTCACCCATGAAATGCATATCGCCTATCTTATAGGTAGACCTACTTTCTGGTGAAGTCTTTGGTGGATCGACTGGGCTTTTACCTCCCTTGTTGTATTTTACTTTCATAAGACAAAAATAAGAATTATCTACTTACGATATTTAGCGGTCTTCTTTGCAATCGACTTGGGTTGCTTTACAAATTGTTTTCCCGATTTGTTTCCTTTAGACTTCGCGGCATTTGTAGCGCGCTTTTCACTTGCTGTAAGATTTTTCCATGCTTTAGCCGGTAGGTATCTCTTCTTACCTTCACTTGGTTTACCATCACTTGTCGTCCATTTTTGTTTGGTCCATTTAGCAAGACTATTGCTTTTAGATTTTTTCCCTTTGTAGGTACCACCAGCCTTTTTATATGCTGCAACTGCTAGTTGTGCCTTACGAGCAGACCACTGTCCTGGACGACCTCCCTTGCTTCCGGATTTAATACGAGCAACGATTCTTTTCCAAAGGGCAGGATTCTTTTTCTTTGATGTTGTAGACATGAGACAAAGATAAAAAATAAAACCGCCCCTATTGGAGCGGTCTCTTTTACTTGTGTGTTGTAATTGTCTTGAAAGGCATTTCTAGTGCTGCTCCTTCGTGAGGTTTAAATTTACCCTCATGAGGCATAAGGTAATATCGACCTTTCTGATTCATCCAATGGTAGCCACTTGGGGCCTTTACCATTATTTCGTTTTTGTTTTTTCTTTTTACTTTCATGACACTTACAATTACCACAAGGGCATTCTACCGGTTCTATTTCACACCACATCATGAGCCACACGCTTCACAATCTTCAGGGTTAGAAATGTTACATGTGGGTTGATCTGCCGTTTCGAGTTCACTTACCCAAGAAGAAAAAGAATCTTGTCCTTGCATTACAAAGATAGTTTAAAAGGTTAAAAAAATGTTGAGGTAACTACTTGCCTTTCACAGCGTCTACAACGTCCTTGACTTCCTTTACAGTCTTCTTGTAGCGAGACTGTGCTTCTCTCAAGGCCGCTATAATTTTTTCATCAGCTTCGGTGTAGCCAAACCAATAAGCCCAAAATCTTTTGTGTGTCTCCTTAATCCAGAGCCAAAGTACTTTCAAGTGTTTCATCTTACTTTTCTTTCATGAAGTTTAGGATGCTGTCCTTACGCTTTTCCTTTAAAGCCTGTTCATTATCTCGGAACAACACAAATGCAAATATAAGCAATGCTATGATAATAGCGAAGAAGGAGGGCACCATCCAATATTGCAAATTATGAGACAATCCGTCAAAGTCTTGTGTTTTAGCAATATCGTAATCCGCATCCTTATGTACCCATACAGACTCCCAACCCTCCTCGGTACTATAATGATAGTCAACTACTACACTGTCTCTATACACAGCATAGTGAGCTTTGACGCTATCGTAGTTCCAATCAGCTTGTTTTTTCTGTGGCATACTTCACACCCATTATTGTACCTATAATACTAAAACTGTTCGTTAGTAAGATACCAAAAAGATTGCTCCAGGCATTACCTAGTATTGTGGTGTCCTTGTCGGCAAGGATTGCTGTGGTATACATCAAAGTTGTAGTGACGCCAACTCCTATAATTATGATCAGGGCAACCCTTACGATTAAACCTATAAGTTCAAACTGCGTTCTTTTTTGTAGAAGGTCGAGGTCTTCAACGGCTTCATCACGAAGTTTCTCTGCTTCCGCTTTAGCATTCTTCGTTTCTTCCAAAGAGTTTTGCAACTCAATAACAAGAGCCTCCTTAATTACAGAGGCCTCCTCTAGTTCTTTGTTTTGCTTTTGAACTTGCTTGGTAACATCAAGACGTCTACGCCGGGCTTTAGCATCACGGTCCTTGCATTCCTCTAGGTATTCCTTGACATCGGTAGGTAAAGACTTCGATAATATCTTTACAAAGTTTCCTTCTATGTAAACCTTTTTAGATTTTGCTTTACGCAAAGCCTCCTCTACCGTGTCCTTACCATTTATCATTTGTATACCTTAAACGGGGCAGTTTTGTTTTTATAGCCCTCATAGTCTTTTAAGAATTCTTCTAGTCGAGGTTCGATCTCGTCACTCTTAATAATCCAAAATTGAGCGCCCACATCTTTAGCCTTGTCTATTTCTTGGTTGTCGTCCGAGGAAGATATGATTCCGATAACCACGCCATTACCGTAGTCGGTATTAATCTTACGGATCAGTTCAATCCCATCAAAGCTAGACCCTATAATGTTAAGGTCTACAAAAACACATTTAGGTCTTTCTTCTATCGGACCATCTTCAAACCACTTCTTAAATAAACGATCAGCCTCATCAGAAGAGTTTAATGCTTCTAATGACAATGTCATGTCAAGAAGGCTGCATGCATCTTCAAATACGAGGTGGAAGAGGTCTTCGTCGTCTACGAGTAGTATAGAGTCTATCATTTTAATTCTATCGTTATTTTAGTTCCTTGTTCTATTTTACGAGCGGAGATTTCAAATCCGTGTTCTTTAATTATGGCAACACATATGTTTAGTCCTAACCCGGTGCCTTTCTCTTCTTGCTTGCCCCTTGTGTAGGGTTGAGAGTATTCTTCAAAATCTTCTTGGCTCATGCCGCGACCATTGTCTTCAATGACAATAGACTGCTCATCCCCCATATAGATGGAAACCTTTTTTGTATGACTGTCGTTATACTTAAGGCCATTACGGATCAGGTTGTCAACGGCAGTACAGAACAACGCTTCGTTTATTTCATAATCTATTAAATCCTTTATCTCTACCTGGCTTATATAAGATGTAGATGAAAGATAGTTAATCAATACTTCTTTTAGGTTGAGGACCTCTTTTTCTAATTGAGTGTCTTTCTTTACCAGGTTGGTAAACTCCTTAACCCCTTTATATACTTTTTGAGTATGTATAAGCCCCTCTTGAATCATCTTTAAAGGAGGACCTATCTTTAGTTTTTTTATGTCTTCTTCTTTTAGCCTACGCTTTAAAGAACTCAATCCCCTAGGTATGTATGTGTTGATGCCACTGTGCATGTCGTGACGAAGTATCTTTGCGGCATGCTCTAGATATCCATTCTTCTTATGGATTTCCATCTCAATGATCTTCTTATCGGTAATGTCAGAGGCAATCTTAAGTATCCGGTATACTTCCCCATATGGATTCTTGATAGGGTTGTAGTTCCCATATATCCAAAACTCGGTATAGTTCTTCCCCATCCTTTTGAACTCCCCTGATCTAGCATAACCCTTTTTTAGTTTTAACCAAAAGTCCTTGTAGTAAGCCTCGTTTAAATCAAGAGGGGTAAGCATCTTGTGATTCTTTCCTATGAGTTCATTCATAGTATATCCCGACATCTCACAGAACTTATCGTTACACGATATGATTTTTCCATCAAGATCAAACTCTACAAGAGCATTGGACATATTTATTGCAGAGAGGGTATCGTCAATAGATTGAAACTTATAGCGGACCTTACGAACAAACTCTACAAGCACAAAAAAAAAGAAGGGCATAAAGGAGATTACACTAACCCATCCAAACACAGCACTGTCGTAAGTAACCTCGGAATATCCGATAACTAGAGCAGTTTGGTATGCGAAGAAAACAAGCATGATTCCTATCGCAAGAACTATAGATATCCTAGAGGCTATTGATAGTTTCATTTTTCCTTTTTCTTGCCCAACAGGTACCACCTTTGTATGGTGTAACCTATTGAAACTATTAGTAGAAATATCTTTAAGTAAAGTTCTACTTGAGACATAGACACACTAAATGTGACTGCGTTTAGAGCATATACTTTCAAATCTTCGTGCGTCATTTTTTCAACTTGTTATAGGCTTCCATATCTCTTTCAAAAGAAGACTTACGCTTTTGGGCGTCTTTCTCCGAGCCTGCCCAATGATATTTTAGCCAATAGTCCGTAAGAGACATTTCATCGTTTAGATACTTCCCTAGATCAGCGGATGGATGCGCTAGTTGATTCATAAGGAAGAGGTACTTTTGTTTTTCTAGGTCTACTTGACTAGCGTCAAAAGACTTTTCAGGATAGTATTGTTTAACCCACTCCGGGGTTTTGTATTCAGCAAGTTCCGGGAAGGCTGTTTCTTTTCCTTCGGTGATGTTGTAAGCCCTATTGATTGCTATGATACCACCGCCCCCTGGTTGAGATTCAAATTGGAAGGCACCTCTACCGGGTCCTCCTCCCATTTGTTTTTTGGCGGGGTCACTCTTGCTTTCGTGATACATGATTTTATTCATCATGTCTTCAAGCTTTTCTACTGATCCCCCCTTCTTTGAAACGATGTACTCGAGCAGTTCTTGGTAGGTCAACTCTTCTCCCGGAGGAGGAACCGATCCGCCATCCTCATACTTCTTTACCTTTTGAGATTTAGGTGGAGATTTTTTACTTCCTCCTTTTCCTGCCCAAAAGAATTTATCAGCCCAGTATGCGGCAGACATTTTTCCTTTTTTAATATTCTTTCCGTGGCGAGCTTTAAATGATTTGCGAGCGGCATCCGAATAATTATGCCCCATCTTCTGATCGCCAAATCGGATGATACGAACCTTATTGCCCTCCTTTGCTAGAACCATCCCTTTCTTTGTTGGGTGGTTAGGCGTTCGCTTGGGTTTGTTAACCCCTTTAAGACCGTGCTTTTTGAGCAGTCGCTTGATTCTATCTCTCAACTTACTATCCATTGCACAAATATAAAAAGAAAGGGGTCACGTTTTGTGACCCCTATTCTAACCAACTAAATCCTCATTGTCATGAGAATGCCTAAATCTTTTGTATAGATCAAATGTATAAAAATAATTTCTGATCTACAAGCTCGTGATGTTACATTATCTCCTCGGGGAACCAATCCGCCCCAAGCGTTTCTAATTCTGTTAACTCTGCAATGTAGTCATCGTGCTTTAACATTGCGAAGTCTACCCCGTTAGGGTGTTCTATAACTTGTGCCCAATCGGTTGTATATACTCCGTCATAGTTCTCACCCCAAAACACCTTCTTGTTGTAGGCTTCTAAATCCGCTTTGTTTGTGCTTGTGTAGTACATTAGTAGATAGAGTAAAAGTCATTGATGTTTGTTTCTATGCCCGTGCGGTTGGTATTTTGGTCGCTTCCGTACATTACAATTTCTTGAATTGTTCCATCAAAACAATAGTTAGTAAAACTTTGGTAGATGCCGATGTAAAAATTAGCATTAGTATTTGCCATTCCCGTTATAGTGCTTCCAATAGTGTCTCCTAATGTAGATGCTACTCCATTTTTGAACATTGAAAAACCATTAACATTCTCGCTTCCATCATAAAATGCAGACATTAACAAATAGTCTAACTGTCCCGTATCTTTATTGTCTTTAGATATTTGATTATTACCTCCGTTTTCTTTTACAAAGAATCTTAAATCAGTATCAAAATATCCTAAAGCATATTCACGATTTGGTGCACCATCATCTTTTGCAAGCAACATAGAATTTGTTCGGTTATTGTGATACGCAGTAAATATGTTCAATGGAGTGTCGTTGCCCGCACCATCAGTAAAAGATAAAGAATCAGAATCTGGTGCGACCAATCTATGTGAACTACCATTAAAAGACAATACCGGTTTAATTCCTTCTAAAATAGTAGAACCACTTGAAACAATCTGTGGTTGGTTTGCCGCAGTCGTTTGCGTAGCATCATTTCCATTCCCGCTTTGGTCGTACCAAGTATGGACAAATCCATCCGTACCGCTACAAAAAGATTCAAGTGTTGTAGTATCTAATTCCCCATTAGCAAGGAATCCAATATCTTGCAATGCTTGGTCACTATCTCTGCGCACTTTGATAGCACTACCATTATAAGAGCCTCTTAACTTACGTAATGAATAAGCCGCTGCTGCATTTGGATAGTCGTCTAACAATCCAATAAATGCTGCTGGCTGAATCTGCCCCGTACTTACACTATTAGCAGTCGCAGTACCTAAAATGTTTTCTTCGGTCTGCTGAACACGGATGTACTTGTCCTCATCTAATGAGCCAAGTAAATAAGTTGTGCCCGTTGCTCCCGCAATATCAGCCCAGCCCGTAGTGCCGTTATCGCTTCGTTGCCATTGCAGTACTTGCGTTGGCGTAGGTTCTCCCGATACATTGCCAGCGGTTGCCGTGAGGGTTTCCCCAACATTTAGCGTCCCCGAAATAGTCGGTAGTGTTGTGATAACAGGCTTGAAGGAATCTGGTGGGATAGCGGCTAATGTACCCGTGTTGCCCACTACAATTCTGTAAGCTGTATTGTTCTCTGAACGTAAGATGATACCCTTGCTAGGGTCCTTCACCTCAATGTCTCCCTCGGTGTTTATTCTAAACCTTTCTATAGGCGCACCCGTACCATCATTCAAGTAGAACACTAGGTCCGCTTTGGTTGAGCCAAGCGTCCCTGTGTACTCTGGGCGGATATCCACCATATTGATAAGATACTCACCACTAACGATAAGCTCCAACTCACTAGCCACACATTCCTCGCTACCCTCAATTGTACCACCGTCAGCTGTTACCCTCTCGCTGAAGTCAGCAAAGATTGCACGTGCTAGGTCTAGGGCTA